CTGTTGGTTGCGACCCGCGGCCCTCGAGCAAAGAGTGATCTCCCGACCGCTGTTAAGCGTTAAGCGCCCCGCTCGTTAGGAGCAGGCGGCGCCGCAGGGCCTTTCCGGGCCCGCTGCAATGGCCCAAAAACTCATCTCGCGTGCCGACCTGGCACGGCGGCGCTCCGTGTCTCGTGCGGCGGTCACCTTGTTCCTCCAGGGCAAGGGAGCGGCCGCGTGCCACGGGGATCGGGTCGACGCCAACCATCCGCTCGTCAGGGCGTGGCTTGCCCGCTCCGACCGCTCTCCGACGCCCGCGCCAAAAGCGCCCAAGTCTACGCCTGCCGCTCCGACGCCCAAGGCTAGAGCCGCCCGAAAGGCGCCGCCGGCTCCGCCCGAGGTCCGCCCGGTTCCCCTCGTCGAGGAGGCTCCGGCTCCCACGGCGGAGCTCGATGCCTACGCGGATCTCCTGCGGCCACTGGTCGAGCGGTTCGGCACCGACCGCCGTTTCCGCGACTGGCTGCAGTCGCTGAAGGACATCGAGGCCATCGTCGAGAAGCGGCTCGCCAACGAGGAGCGCCAGGGGCGTCTCGTGAGCCGCGACCTCGTCAAAACGCACGTCCTCGGGCTCATCGACGCCGGCAACCGCCGGCTGATCGACGACGCTCCGAAGACCATCGCCCGCCGCCTGCTCGCCGCGTCGAAAGCGGGAGAGTCCGTCGAGGCGTCCGAGGAATCCGTCCGCGAGGTCATCGAGTCGCACCTCGGGCCCGTGAAGAAGAACGCTGTCCGGCTCCTCGAGGAAGGCATATGACGCAGGCCCTCACGGCCTTCGAGGTCGACCAGCGCCGCTGGCTCGCCGGCGCCATCGACGAGGTCACGGTCGCGGCCAAGTCGCTGACGCCGTCCGAGTGGGCGGAGTCCCGGCGGTATCTCCCGCCCGCGCTTACCGCCCTCCCCGGCTACTACAGCTTCGACGTCACCCCGTACCTCCGGGAGATCCTGGACTGCTTCCACGCGGCCTCGCCGATCAGCGAGGTCACGGCGCAAAAGGGCGCGCAGCTCGGTTTCACCGTCGGCGTTTTGGAGAACGTCGTCGGCTACGAGATCGACCACATCAAGACCGCGCCGATGATGATGGTCACGGCAGACGCCGAGCTCGCGAAGCTCAGGCTTGAGTCGAACATCGTCCCGATGCTCCAGCACTCCGGGCTCGAGCATCTCATCAAGTCCGCGGACGAGAAGAACGCCCGCAAGACCGGCCGCACCGACAAGAAGATCGAGTGGGCCGGTGGCGGCTACCTCGTCCCGTTCGGCGCTCAGAACGCGAACAAGCTTCGGTCGCTCTCGATTCAGGTGCTCCTGAACGACGAGATCGACGGCTGGCCGTACCTGGTCGGCAAGGACGGCGATCCGCTGAAGCTCGTCCGGGACCGCACGGCGGCCTACGAGGGCAGCCGCAAGATCCTGAACATCTCGACGCCGACCATCGTCGGGCAGTCGAAGATCTCCCAGCTGTTCCTGCAAGGGGACCAGCGATACTTCTACGTCTCGTGCCTCTCCTGTGGGACGCCGCAGCGGCTCCGATGGGAGCGCTTCAACCGGGAGACCGGTGAGCGCACCGGCATCGTCTGGGAGACCGAGAACGGGCGTCTCGTCCACGACTCGGTGCGGTACCTGTGCAAGGTCCCGGGCTGCGGGCACGCGCACGTCAACGACGACAAGACGCGCCTCCTGGCTCAGGGCGAGTGGCGCCCGACCGCGAAGCCGTCGAACCCGCGCCACCGCTCCTACCACCTGTCCGCCCTGTACTCCCCCGTGGGCATGCAGACGTGGGCCGGCTGCGTCGAGAAGTGGCTCGAGGCCTGGGACCCCGAGCAGGGTCGCTCGCGCGACAACGCGGCGCTCCAGGTCTTCTACAACAACGTCCTCGGCGAGCCGTTCCAGATCCGGGGCGAGAAGGTCCGATTCGAGGCCGTCTCGGGGCACCGCCGGCACGACTACCTGTTTGGTCAGGTCCCGAACGCCTTCGCGAAGGAGGTGTGCGGGAGCCCGATCCTCCTCGTCACGTGCGCGGTCGACGTGCACGGAGACAACCTCGCGGTGGCCGTCTTCGGCTGGGCGCGGGACCGGCGAGCCTTCCTGCTCGACTACCGGCGCCTTGCCGGAGACACCGAGCAGCTTGACGACGCGGCCACGTGGGGAGAGCTCCGGAAGCTCATCGAGGACCCAGAGCTCTACGTCGCCGACGACGGAAAGCGGTACAAGATCCAGCTGACGCTCATCGACTCCGGCTATCGCGCGGACCACGTCTATCGGTTCTGTGAGAGCTACGGGTCTGGCGTTTTTCCGTCGAAGGGCCTGCCGGCTCCCATGAAGGGGGCCCGACTCAAGGAGTGGTCGAACATCGAAACGTCGATGGGGACGACGGCGTACGGCATCACGGTCGACCTCTACAAGGACCGATGGAGCGCCGCCCTGAAGCGCGAGTGGAAGGGTATCGGCGAGCAGCCGACGGGTCACTTCAACGCGCCGGGGAACGCGACCGACGAGCAGCTGAAGGAACTCACTGTCGAGATCCGACGCGAGAAGATCGAAGCCGGGACGCGCAAGCGGATCGGTCACGAGTGGCACCGCCCCTCCGGCTCGAACAACGAGCTCTGGGATTTGCTCGTCTACAACAACGCCGCGCTCGACATCGTCGCGCAGGACGTTTGCGTGGCGCAGCTGGAGCTTGAGGCGGTGAACTGGCTCGAGTTCTTCGACCTGATCGAGCGAGAGCGTTCCTACTTCGAAGCGGCGTAGATGGCTTGCGGATGCACAGCAGAAGAGCTCGCGGAACTCGCGACGCTCGAGACGATGTACGCGGCAATCAACGCCGCGATCCTGGCCATTCTCAGCGGTGCCCAAGAGTATCTTTTGGACACAGGGCAGAGCCGCCAAAACGTCAAGAAGGCGGACCTCGACAAGCTCCGAACCCTACGGAGCGAGATCCAAGATGAGATCGGTCCGCTGAAGGACCGCTGCTCCGGCAACAGCGGCTCAGTGTACGTGCGCCCGGCTTTCTAAAAACGACATGTCTCGACGCGCCAAGAAACGCCGCCAGCGCGAGACAGCGACGGAGCTGGTCCCGGTCACGGTAGAGCCTCCCCCAGCGGTTGCCTACTCGCAGCTCCCGCCCTACACGGTCGACTGGGACACCGGCGACAAGTTCCCTGGAGGCTACGGGCTCACGCGAGTCCTGGCGCCGGACTACTGGACGCTGCGGGCCCGATCGTCGGAGCTGTTCGAGCAAAACCTTTACGCCCGTGGGCTGGTTCGACGGCTCGTCACGAACGAGATCAACGTCGGCCTGCATCTCGAGTGCGACCCGGAGGAAAAGATCCTCGGGCTCCAGGAAGACGCACTCTCGGAGTGGTCAGAAGACGTCGAGAACAGGTTCAAGCTCTACGCGGATTCGCCATACCTCTGCGACTTCTACGAGCGCGAGACGTTCGGGCAGCAGCAGGCCGCCGCGCGCCGCGAGGCGATCGTTGCCGGGGACGTGCTTTGTGTCCCGGTCCAGAATCCTGCCAACGGGCTGCCGAGATGCCGCCTGGTGTCCGGAGCCTGCGTCCAGACGCCGCCGAATCTGCTTCGAAGCAGCAAGCGGGTCGTTGACGGCGTCGAGCTCGACGAGCAGGGCCGTCACACGGCGTTCTGGATTCGCCAAGAGAACTACGCCACCGGGGACACGGAATACCGGAGGCTTCCGGCGTGGGGCGAGAAGAGCGGGCGTAGGCTCGCCTGGCTCTACTACGGGCTCGACCACCGCCTCGGGGAGGTGCGCGGAAAGCCGCTCCTCGGCATCGTTCTCCAGTCGCTGAAGGAGATCGATCGGTACCGGGACAGTACGCAGCGGAAGGCCGTCATCAACTCGATGCTGGCCATGTTCGTCAAGAAGGGCGAGGCCAAGAAAGGCTCGAGCCCGGTCACGGGCGGCGCCGTCCGCAGGAGCGTCGAATCCGTTACCTCTTCGGATGGCACTCAGCGCCGGTTCCGCTCCGCGGAGATGATCCCCGGATGGGTGATCGAGGAACTGCAACAGGGCGAGGAGCCGGTCGCGTTCCCGAGCCATGGCACCGACGAGAAGTTCGGCGACTTCGAGGAAGCGATCATCCAAGCGGTGGCGTGGTGCCACGAGATGCCACCGGAGATCCTGCGGCTCGCGTTCTCGAACAACTACTCGGCGAGCCAGGCGGCGATCAACGAGTTCAAGATGTACTTGAACCGGATCCGGACCGACTTCGGATCCGACTTCTGCAAGCCGTTCTACGAGGACTGGCTGCTCTCGCAGGTGCTCGCCGGCAAGATCAAGGCGCCAGGACTCCTGGAGGCGTGGCGCGACGCGCACCAGCACGACATATACGGCGCGTGGGTCGCGAGCGACTGGGCGGGGCACATCAAGCCCGCCGTCGACCTGACCAAGCTCGTTGCCGGATACAAGGCGATGGTCGAAGAGGGGTTCATCACTCGAGACCGAGCTTCACGCGAGCTCACCGGCACGAAGTTCTCGAAGAACGTGCAGAAGCTCGCGCTCGAGAACAAGCAAGTCGCCGAGGCGAATCAGCCGCTCGCTGAACTGAAGGCGGCGGAGAAGCCGACGCCACCGGAGCAACCGGGTCCGGACGACGCGGCACCACCGAGCGACGACACCGAAGACGGTTCTCCTGAGGGGATCAGCGCCTCGCCGAGGCCGCGGCTGTCGTTGCTCGAGCACAAGTAAAGACGACCATGCTCAGAATGTTCATGCGACACGACGTCGCGCAAACGATCGGGCGCCTGTTCAACACGGGCGTAGTTCCGACTGTGGCGCAGCTCGAGGAGCTCCGCGCGGCTCGCGCCGGCAAGGTCGCTCGTGGCGGCACCGGGGCGGGCGCGTCGAGTGAGCCAGACGGCTACACGGTCGTCGGTAACACCGCCGAGATCCGCGTTTGCGGCGTCCTCTCCGAGGAGCCCGACTTCTGGGCGTGGCTCCTGGGGATCGACCAGACCTGCTACTCGGACATCCGGGACGGGTTTGCTCTGGCCGCCGCGAACCCCACGGTGACGAACGTCGTCATGGTGGTGAGCAGCCCTGGCGGATACGTCGATGGCCTCTTCGAGACGTTGGCGGCAATCGAGTCGTTCTCCAAGCCGATCAAGGTCGTGGCCTCGCTGGCCTGCTCGGCGGCGTACGCGCTCGCGGCGATGGCTGGTCCGATTCAAGCGGTCGGGCCCGCCTCGGAGTTCGGGAGCGTCGGCGTTTGCAAGACGTTCTTCGTCGACCCTGAACAGGTCGACATCACGAGCACCGAGGCGCCCAACAAGCGCCCGAATGTGACTACCGAAGAGGGGAAGGCGGTCGTTCGAGCCGAGCTCGACGCCTTCCACGAAATCTTCGTGGACGCGATCGCTCGCGGTCGCACGAACGCGACCGGGCAGCGGTTCACCGTCGCCCAGGTCAACGCGGACTTCGGGCGAGGCGGCACGGTAATCGCGGACGCGGCGAAGGCCGCCGGCATGATCGACCGGATCCCGAAGGCTGCGAAGCGCGGCTCCGCGAAGGCATCGGCGGACGACGAGATCGAGCCGATCGACCGAGCGACGCTCGTCGTCCCTGGTCCGAACCAGAAAGACACCCTGATGCCCACCGGCACGGCCGCGGGCTCCGTCAACCAACCGCCTCGGATCACGGGGCAACCGAGGAAAGAAAACACCATGACCGAAGAAGAGTTGCTCGCACAGTTTCCGCAGCTTCACGCCGCGATGCTCGCCAAGGGGGCCACGCAGGGCCAGACCACCGAGCGGAAGCGTGTGACCGCGCACCTCAAGCTCGCGAAGTCCACGGGAGCGACGGAGTTCGCGTTCAAGTGCATCGATAGCGGCGCATCCGTGATCGACGAAGAGGTGCACGCAGAATACCTCTCCGCCGGCATCAATCGCCGCGCGGTGACCGATCGTCAGGGCGAGGCCGACCAGACCACTGGCGCGCTCACGGGAGCGGTTCCGGCTCTCGCTGCCGGTGGCGTGCCAGGCACGACCGAAGACATCGGGGATCAGGTCGCGTATCGCGCGTTCGGTCCCGCGAAGAAGGAAACCTCCGAGCGGACCATGCCCCGGAGCGGTCACTACATCCACTCCTGAATTCTGAAGGGAACCAGAGAACATGCCCGCGCAAGTTTTGACCAATGTGGACCTCGGGAGCATCGCCCTCGGCGACGAGGTGCACCGAGACGAACTCATCACCTTCGGCGGTGCCGCGACCCTGCTCGCGGGCTGCATCCTGGCGCGTGACAGCGTCTCGCTGAAGCTCGTGCCGTTCGTGAAGGGCGGCTCGACCAACCAGAACGGCATACCCAAGGCCGTGCTCACCTACCCGGTGACCGCTACGGGTGCAGGAGACCTGAAGGAAAAGGCGCTCGTGTCCGGCAAGGTCAACAAGACCCGCCTGATCATCAACGCCGACGGCACCGGCGCAAACGTCGACGCAGCCGTTCTCGACCAGCTTCGCGCGTACGGGATCGTCCCCGTCGACGTCCAGCAACTCAGCACGTGAACCCATAGCGCGGCGTCCCCGGCAACGGAGAGACGCCGCGCTGCACACAAGCCACCTGGCTCACTGATCCGTCACTGGCCGCGCTTTGGCGCGGGGCCCGGTGAGGCGGAGGTGTGCCCCGCTCACCGGAAAGCAGCCAAACAATATGTCCGACAAGTCCACGATCCACATGGTCGATGCCTACATGGAGGAGGCGAGCGCGCCTCTCTTCCTGTCAGGCTTTTTCAAGAGCCCTCCCCGCAACTTCCACACGTCCGAAAAGGTCGAGCTGGATGTGATGCGCGACAACGAAGACGTCGCCATCGTCGTCCAGGATCTGACCGCGGGAGCTCGCGAGAACGAAGCGACGCTGTACCAGAACAAGGGCTTCACCCCTCCGATCTTCGACGAGGTCGGGACCATCACTGCGTACGACCAGATCAAGCGCCAGCCTGGGGTAAACCCGTTCAGCGATCCGGACTACGGTTCCGCGGCGCTCGGACAGGCCTTTGGCATCTTCCGAAAGCTCGAGGAAAAGATTCGCCGAGCCATCGAGCTCATGGCGTCGCAGGTCTTCCAAACCGGCATCCTGACGCTGGCCGACAGCGCGGGCGTGACTCTATACACGCTCGACTTCGGCATGCGTGCCGCTCACAAGATCACGACTACGGCGTGGGCCGTGGACGGAACTACCGGAGCCCCGGTGGCTGACATCTCCGCCGCAGCGACGCTGGTTCGTAGGAACGGCAAGAAGGTTCCGCGACGCCTCGTCTTCGGTGCCGGCGCGTGGCCCCGGTTCCTGGCGAACCCGATCGTTACGAAGATGCTCGACACGCACTCGCTGCGACTCGGGCAGCTCAACCAGAGCTCGATCGTCGACAACAGCGAAAGCGGCGCGACGATGGTCGGCGAGATGGTGGTGGGCACGTACAAGTACGAGCTTTGGCTGTACGACGGCTACTACAAGCACCCGCAGACCAGCGTGCTCACGCCGTTCGTGCCGGACAACAAGGTGCTGCTCCTCTCGGACGGCCGCCTCGATCTGACGTTCGGCGCCATCCCGATGATGGTACAGCCCGAGCAGCGCGCCCTGGCGTTCCTCCCGGGCCGCATGTCGTCCACGTCGCGTGGTCTCGACCTCACGACCAACGCCTGGTTCACGCCGGACAACAAGCACTTGAAGGTCTCGGCGGGAACGCGCCCGTTGACGATCCCGACGGCGATCGACACCTACGCCTGCCTGACGGTGTTCTGATGGCAAGCGAAAAGGACGAGAAGAAGGCGACCCCGCCGACCGAATCACCCGAGGCCATCGCCGCGAAGGAGCGAGTGGAAGCCGAGAAGGCCCATGCGCTCGCCGTTGCTGACGGCTCGAAGGTGAAGGCTGGGTTCGTGATCGCGAAGGGGATCTCGGTCACCTGCGCTCGCGGCGTGATCGAGGAAAACCATCCCATCGCCCCCACGGACTTCGGCGTCGGCGACAAGGGCAAGGCCGCATTCGACGACCTCGTCGCCCGCGGCGCCATCGTCAAGTCGTGAGCCTCCGCGTTCAAGCCGAGGCGGATGCTCGCGCGATCCTGCACGACGCCAACGGCTTCAGCTGGCCGATCCGGATCCTCGATCCGGACGGCCAGCAGGCGCAGCTCCTCGGCTTCGCGAACGACGTAGCGGTGTCGCTCGACCCGGAGACGGGACTCGCGATCACGAACCGCAAGGCGACGATCGCGATCTCGATCCGGGACCTCATCGCGGCCGGGCTCGAGATCCCGAAGGGGATCGCTGACTCCGAGCGCGAGCCGTGGACCGTCGAGTTCAACGACATCAACGGTCGACCGACGACGGCGAAGGTCTCCGAGGCGATGCCCGATCGCAGCCTCGGGATCGTGACCTGCACACTCGAAGCCTTCAAGCGCTGACCATCCTCCGTGCCGGCCATCATCACCGAGCTCCCGACGAAGCCGTCGGACAACTTGACGATCATCCGCGACGCCATCGCGGCGATCATCAAGCTCGAGTCGGCGAACTGGGAAACGCTCGCGAAGGCGGTGGGCCGCGAGGCTGAGGGCTGGTCTCTCCGCGTCTACACGGAGCGCGCCAACCCGTTCCAGTTTTGGATGGGGCAGGAGGAGGACGACTCCGGATGCGAGGACGAGCCGCGCATCGTGAACGTCTGGTTTCAGAGCGACGCGGTCGACGGTCGACGGTCGAACACCGTCAATCAGCAGATGACGAGCGCCGTGTTCGTCGTCGATTGCTACGGGCACGCGGTCTCGCGCGCACGCGGTGACGGCGGCCACGACCCCGGCGACGAGTTCGCGGTGAGGCAGGCGGAGCGCGCCAGCTTCCTCGCGCGAAACATCCTGATGTCGGCTCAGTACGTCGACCTGCTCATGACGGGCACGGTCGCGAAGCGCATGTGGGATGGCCGCGAGGCGCAGAGCCCGCCCATCAACGAGCGACCGCGGCAGCACGTCGCATCGATGCGTATCGCGTTCCGCGTCGACTTCCTCGAGTTCTCCCCGCAGTGGGTCCCGGTGCCGCTGCAGTCCGTCCTGACAGAGGTCACCCGCGGCCCCGGAGGAGAGCTCCTCGTCGCCGCTCAGATCGACTTTCCACCACCCCCCTGAGGAGTGAGGCAGAACCATGAGTATCGATGTATCCGCGAGAGCGGCAGGCCTCGGCGTCGAGGCGAAGTATCAGAACGCGCGTCCTGGAAGCGTCGTCTTCCTGCCGCAGAAGTGCGCCCTCTTCGCCCAGGGCGCGACGGCAAGCTCGTATCCGACGACCAAGTTCGTGGCCACCTCGGCGACGGACGTGGGAACGAAGCTCGGGTTCAAGTCGCCCGCGTACCTGTGCGCTCGCGAGCTCCTGGCTCAGAGCGGCGGCATCGGGTCGATCCCGCTGACGGTCTATCCGCTCCTCGACGGCCCGGGCTCAACTGCTGCGGTGGCCGCGGTGGACATCACGGGCACGCTCACCAAGGCGAGCCCGTTCAAGGTCCGCGCAGGTGGCATCGAGTCCGCGGAGTTCACTCTCCCGGTGGGAGCGGTCAGCGCGAACTACGTGCGCGGCCAGGCGGGCGAGGCCATGAAGGCCGTGTCTCACTTCCCGTACGTCGTCACGTACACGTACGGCACCGTGACGGTGGGCGCGATCACGGGCACCGGCAACGGTACCGTGACGGCTCTCAGTGTGACCGGTACCCCTCGCCCAGGCGACTGGCGCCTCACGAACACATCGGCCGTCACGAACGGCGGCGTCTGGCAGCTCGCCGACCCCAACGGCGTCGTCGTCGCGACCGGTCTCACGCAGACCCCTGGAGCCGGCGGAGCCACGGTCTTCAACGTCGCGGGCATCCAGTTCACGGTCACGGACGGAGCCACGGACTTCGGTCTCGGCGCCTACTTCGTGATCACCGTCCCGGCCACGGCCATCGTTATGACCTCCGCCTGGAAGGGCGTGTCGGCGATGGACCTGAAGCTCGAGGTCATCGGCGACCTGAACGGCGCGACCTTCGTCTTCACGCAGCCCGCGGGCGGCACCATCAATCCGGACCTCACGACGGCGATCGACCAGGTCGGTTCCTCGTGGGAGACGATGATCGTCAACGCGCTGAACCCCGGCGACACCACGAACCTCACACGCCTCCAGACCTTCGGCGAAGGTCGCTGGGGCGCGCTCGAGCGCAAGCAGCTCATGGCGTTCGTGGGCGACAATAAGCCCGCGATGGCAGACGCGATCGCCGTACCGAACGCTCGCCCGTCGGACCGCATCAACGTGCAGCTCGTGGCGCCCGGCTCACCCAATCTCCCGTGCGTGATTGCGTCGGCTCAGCTGGCGAAGATCATCCTCGAGGCGAACAACAACCCTGCCACGGGCTACAGCGCGAAGGCGTGCCCGACACTCGTCTCCGGCGCCGACGCCTCGCAGTGGAACTACCCAACGCGCGACTACGCCATGAAGGCGGGCTGCTCGACCATCACGGTCGGAGACGCCGTCGTGAAGCTCGCGGACATCGTCACGATGTACCACCCGGCAGGAGAGGCGGACCCCGCGTATCGCTACGTGGTGAACATCGTGAAGATCCAGAACATCGTCTACAACGTGACGCGGATCTTCGAGTCCGAGGAGTGGGCCAGCGCGCCGCTCTTGCCGGACGATCAGCTGACGGACAACCCGAAGGCGAAGAAGCCGAAGAACGCGAAGGCTGCGGTCGGGCGCATGCTCGACCAGCTCGGGCTGTCAGCCATCATCGCGGATCCCGAGTCGGCCAAGGCCGGCACGACGGCGAACATCAGCCCGCAGAATCCGAATCGGCTCGACCTGAAGATCCCTGCGTTCCTCTCGGGAAACACCGAGATCAAGGACGCGGAGATCCTGTTCAGCTTCTTCCTCGGAGCCGCGCCGCTCGCCGCGTGATGCGCGCGAGCTCCCACACCTGAAGTCCGCGCACGCCTCCTGACGTGCCTCGCAATCGAGCGGGGCGCGGCGGGTGAGGTGCGCCCGTTTTCCACGAAGGAACCCCACGCATGTCAGCAGTAGGCGGGCCCATCCGAGAGGTGTCTCTCGACGGCAGAATCTATCAGTGCACCTCCGAGGCCGGCGCGACGCTGAAGCCCGGGATCTATTCGAACGAGGTGAAGATCAGCGGCGGCGGGCAGCCCTACCTTTTGAAGAAGGTGGAGCCGTCCGATGTCGACGGGATCGTCATCCTGATCGACAACGTCCAGGAGTCGATGAAGCACCTCGACACGCTCGCGGCGCGAGGCGACTTCTGGCCAGCGACCATCACGCTCGCCGACGGCCGCACCTACCAGGGCGGTCAGATGCAGTTCGGTGATAAGCCGGCCTACAACACCGCAGAAGGCACGGCGACGATCAAGCTCCAGGGCGCACCGATGGAGCTCCAGTGAGCGTGTCGAACGTGGTGCCTCTACACGGAAGCGATCTACCTGTCGCGGCCGATGTGGCCGAGGCGGAGTTTCAGAAGTGGGTGCGAGCGATGGGCATGTCCCAGAAGCTCGACCCGTCGCGCCTCGACGGCGAGGATCGGAAGTCGCTGCTAGACCAGAAGCGAGTCATCACGGATGCGATCGAACGCGGCGAACTAGTGGTGAACGACGAAGGATGCTTCGAGTTCACGCCGACCGGCGGCCAGACGATCGCGTGGCCCGAGCCGACGATGGAAGTCATGATGGCCATCGACGGACACCGCGAGACCGACAACGCGAAGCGAATGTTCTTCATCATGGCCAAGATGACAGGCAAACCGGTCACGTTCTTCAGAGCTCTGAAGCTCCGGCACGGCCAGGTCTGTCAGGCGGTCGCGAATCTTTTTTTGGCCTCGTAGTCACCACTCCGCTCGTAATCGACGGGCGCGACGGGTGGCTGCTGCCGAAGAACGTAGACGCTGCAGAGCGCGGCGCTCCTCCGGTCCTGCGTGAGGACTCGCCCCACACGTTCCTGCCCGTGGCGCGAACGATGCTCACGCAGATCCTTCTCGACTACCGGACGCTTCCGGACCCGAGGACGCTGACCTTCAAACAGGTCGTCTACTTCTACGACGGCCTGCGCCAGATCCTCAGAGACAGAACGAAGCCGAAGTCGCCCTGATGTCCCGCTTCTCAGTCGACACATCCTTCCGCGCGATCGACGGCTTCACGGCTTCGATGCGCAAGATGGAAACTGGTGGGGCGCGCCTGGCGCGGTCGCTGAAGAGCCAGTTCGGCGCCGTGAATTCCACGTTGGGAGGCGTCCACAACGGCATAAAAAAAGCTGCGGCGGTCACGGCAACGGCTGGAGTCATCGGTGCCGCCGGCATGGCGAAGATGGTCTCCGTCGGTGCCGAGTTCGAGAAGACGATGATCGGGGCGGCGGCGAAGTTCGACCCGAGCATACGACAGGGAACGAAGGCGTTCGCTGAGCTCGAGGAGACCGCGGCGCGCGTGGGCGCGACCACCGAATTCAATGCGCAGCAGAGCGCCGAGGCGCTGAAGTCTCTGGCCTCCGCTGGCTTCGGCGCCACGCAAGCGATCTCCGCGCTCCCGCGCGTGGTCGACCTGGCGACAGCGGCGGAGATCGACCTCGGCACCGCGGCGGACATCGCCGGAAAGTCTCTCGGCGCATTCAACCTGAAGACCGAGGACGCGATCCAGCTCTCGAAGAATCTTGAGCGAGTGACCGACGTCATGGCCCGCACCGCCGACGCCACAAGCGCGTCGATGGAAGGCCTGTTCGAGAGCATCAAGGAAGGTGGCCCCGTCGCGACGACGGCCGGCGCCAGCATGGATACCTTCATGGCCCTCGCGGGCCAGCTGGCGAACGCCGGCATCGAGGGCTCCGTCGCCGGCACCACACTCAAGAACATGTTCCTGACGCTGTCCGCTCCCACGAAGGAGGCTGCGGCAGGTCTGGCCAAGCTCGGAGTGAAGACGAAGGACGCGAAGGGGAACCTCCTCGACACCGTCACGATCCTCCAGCAGCTCCAGGCGGCCACCGCCGGAATGGGCGGCGCCGACCGGGCAGGCGCGCTCGAGGGCATCTTCGGGAAGATCCCGATCGCGGGCATCTCGGCGCTCCTCGACAACGGGATCGACAAGGTCGGCGATCTGCAGGGGAAGCTCCAGCAGGCCGGCGGCGCGACGGCCAAGATGGCCGCGATCATGCGCGACGCCACGAAGGGCGACATCGACGGATTCACGTCGTCGCTCGAGGGTGTGAGCATCGAGATCTTCAAGGTCGCGCGTGCGCCCATCCGCAACATCGTCCAGGGCACCACGGCGTGGGTCACGGCGAACACGAAGCTCGTCGGATCGAAGGCGAAGGAATACATCGCCTGGACGATCAAGAACCTGCCGCTCATCGTCGTGTGGCTGAAGACGATCGGAAAAGGGATCGTCGTTTTCTACGCGATGTCTCTTGCCATCCGGGCAGCGACGATTGCGCTCACGGCCTTTCAGGTCGCGAGCAGGATCGCCGCCGCGATCACGACCGTCCTGTCCATCGCGACCTCTCGCTCGTGGATCATGTACGGCCTGATGACGGCCGCGCTCTGGCTGGACACGGCGGCGACCTACGCAAGCGCTGCAGCCAAGGGGATCTGGAACGGGCTCCAGTGGATCGGTCTGGCGGCTGTCGCCGCACTCGGTGCGGCCACGAACGCGGGTACCATCAGCACCGCTGCGAACACCGCAGTCACGTGGCTCGCAAGCGCGGCGCGCACGGCGTGGACCGCGATCACCGGTTTGGGCACTGCGGCGCTGGCCGCGTACAACGCCGGCACGCTGCTTTCGACGATTCGCATGGGCGCGCTCGCCGCCGTCACTTGGCTCGTCAACGCCGCCAGCGCGGCCCTGAACATCGTGCTCCTGGCGAACCCGTACGTCCTGATCGGCATCGCTGTCGTTGCCCTGATCGGCTACCTCTTCAAGCTCCTCGGCGGATGGGACCTCGTCTCGGAAGCCGTGAAGAAATTCGGCACGTGGGCGATGAGCTACATCGACCCCGTCGTGTCGAAGGTGAAAGCGCTCTTCGGGTTCGTCTCTAAAACCGCGGAGGCGCTCGGATCGCTCACGGGTGACAACCTCGGGATCCCGATCCCGGGCGAGGAGCCGCTTCCCGGTAGTGCCCAGCCGTTCCGCATGGACCTCGACAGCGCGGCCATGCAGCCGAACACGACGTCACCGATGGCCGGCGTCTCGCACGCCATCCAGGAATCGACCACGACCAACAAGGTCGAACTCGAGGTGAAGGTCCCGCAAGGGGTCAGCGCCGAGGCCAAGGGCGGAGGCGGCAAGAACGTTTCCGTGAAGGTCTCGAACAGCGGCGCAGGCGTCGCGCCGATCCCAGCACATGGCTAACTTCGTTCCGCCCGGCGTCGCCGGTCTCCTTGGCCTGAACGCTCCCGGCTCGTCCTGGGAGAGTCGGCTCCGAGAGGCGGCGTTTACCTCGCCGAAGGGCACGCGCATCAAGTTCCTGTACGAGGATCTCGCGCGTACCATCCCGCTCCGGGGAACGATCTTCCAGTTCCCAGGGGTCAACGACGCTTACGTCCAGCAGGGCGGCTTCGGCGCGCGGCAGTATCCGATCCGCGCCATATTCCCCGAGAAGGACCACGACCTCGTCGCGACCGCGTACGAGGCGGCGCTCTGCGAGCCTGGGATCGGGAAGCTCGAGCACCCGATGTACGGGACGATCAACGTCGTTCCGATCACGGCCATCGACCGCACGAACGACATGGTCGGAGGCCGCGGGGTCTCGGTCGTGTCCACGGTCTTCTCGACGACGACGGCCGCCGTCTACCCGAACGCGGCGACGAACGGGCAGAACGAGCTGACGACGGCGCTCTCTGGCTTCAGTGTCCAGATGGCGCAGCAGTTCAATGCGGCGACCGACTTCCGGAGCACGATCGCAAAGGCGAACATCAAGGCCACGATCCGGAAGTTCCTGCGCACCATCAACGCCGAGCTTCAGGCCGTATCGAACACGACGGCCGACGTGCGGCGCGAGTTCGCGGACGGGCAGGCGCTCATTCAGGAGAGCCTCGACACATTCGTCGGGCGCCCGCTGCTGCTCGCCCAGCAGATGATGAATCTGATTCAGGCGCCCGGCCGAGCGATTGCCGGTATCGCGGCGCAGATCGAATCGTACGGACGCCTCGCGCAAGCGATCTTCCTGTCGCCCCAGGCGCAACCGGGAAACGCGCTCGGCGTCGGCGGCTCTTCGCTCCCGCTCAGGCGGACGAAGATTTCCAACGACTTCCACACCTCGGATATGGTCGCAACGAGCGCCGTAACGGGCGGAGTTGTCGCCGCGCAGAACGCCACGTTCAGCACCAGGCCGGAAGCGGCAGCCACGGCGGTCGCGCTCGCGGCGATCCACGAAGCGGTCGTCGAGTGGCGTGACGGTGGCTTCACGAGCCTTGGCGCGGTCCCCACGGTGGGCGCGTACCAGGTCGACCCTGGCGCTACCCATCAGGCGCTTCGGAACGCGGTCGCTCAGGCGGTCCGGTTCCTCCTCGAGACGTCGTTCTCGCTCGCGCCTGAACGCATCTACACGCTCGACCGGGATCGGTCGCTGCTCGATATCGCGTCCGAACTCTACGGCGCCGTGGACTCGCGGCTCGACCTCTTGATCGAGTCGAACAACCTTTCCGGGTCGCAGATCCTGGAGCTGAAGCGCGGCACGAGATTGCGCTTCTATCGGGAAGCTGCGTAACCCATGGAACAAGTCGGCGTCGTCATCGAGCGCCGGACGAAGGGCCTCGCCGACCCGGCCGCTTTGCTCGCCGGCTTCGTCGACATCATCCGGTTCGGCGGTCCGGAGTTCCGGTTCTGGTCGGAGATCAACATCCGTCTCGCGATGGATGCCTACTCGACGGTGGAGCTCAAGGCCCCATTCGAGAAGGACCGCAAAGAGTTCCGCGACACCTTTCGCCCGTTCTCGTTCTACCCGCTGAAGGTCACGCTCGGCGGAGACGACCTATTCACCGGCACGATCGTTGGCGTCTCGCCGGAGGTCGGTCCGGAGTCGAAGATCGTCCACGTCTCGGCGTACTCACTGCCCGGCGTCCTCGAGGACTGCTGCGCTCCACCTTCGGAACTTCCGTTCGAGTTCAACAAGCTTCCGCTGAAGGCCATTATCGAGCGGGTCGGGAAGATGTTCCGGCTCGACGTCGACTTCCAGGGCGACGACGGCGGTCCCTTCGAGCGCGTGAAGCTCGACGAGGGCGAGAAGCTCCAGCACTTCATTGCGCACTTCGCGCAGCTCCGAAACCGCGTCATCACGAACACGCCACGCGGGGCCATCAAGGTCTGGCGCGCGGCCCCGACGGGTAGCCCGGTCTTCGACTTCGTCGAGGGGCAGCAGCCGCTCTCGAAGATCGAGGCGATGTTCTCGCCTCAGGACTACCACTCCGAGATCACCGCATTCACGGGCGCGCGTCGCGGGCGCAAGGGGTCGAAGTTCACGGAGCCGAACCCCTGGCTCCAGACGGCGCTGCGCCCGCTGAACTTCAAGGTGGACCAGGCCGAGAAGTCGGAGGGACCGGAGGCGGCACGCGCTGCACTGGGTCGCATGTTCGCCAACATGGCGAGCTACACGATCTCGGACATCCCGTCGTGGCGTGACCCGAAGGGAAAGCTCTGGGCGCCGAACACGACGGTGACCGTGCTCGCGCCGAGCGTCATGATCTACGAGAAGACCGAGCTCATGATCCGAGCGGCAAACTTTTTCCAGGACGGCGAGGTCGAGAAGGCCGCGCTCGAACTGGTGCTCCCGGGCGCGTTTTCCGGCGAGGTGCCGAAGAGGCTCCCGTGGGACGAGTAGGAGTCGTCCTCGACTCCGATAGCGTCGAGTCTCAGGGGGCGAAGATCGTCGACGTCAAGGTCGACCCAGGAGGCAGCGCCACCGAGACGGCGCAGCACACCGGGGAAGCAGGCATCGAAGCCATCCCGCTCGACGGTGACTTCGCTGTCTACATCAGCGACGGTAGCGGCTCGAAGGTCGTCGTCGGGTACTTCGACCCGAAGCTCGAGCGCAAGGCGCAGAAGGGCGAGATCCGAATCGTCTCTCGCGCAGGGCCTGGCGAGGTCTCCTGTTCGATCTTCGTGAGAGCGAACGGCGAGATCGAGATCGAGGCGAACGACGTCAAGATCGTCGCGGATGTCACGATCACCGGGGACCTCACGGTGAGCGGCGAGGTGACGGCAAAGTCGGCCACGGCTCCGGTCAAACTCAGTTCGCATTTGCACCCGACATCCACCGGCCCCTCCGGGGCTCCAACTCCGGGCACGTGAGATGCCGCTTGCTCTCCCCGCGCTCACGTCTCAGCTGCAGAGCCTCTTCGCCTCCCCGCCGGCAACGCGCCTCGCGTGCGCACGCGCGTGGGCGGACGCATGCACGGCGCACGCGATCGGGATCGTTCCCCCGTCCACGACCGTGACGACCGCCGGAGACGCGCTCGCCGCCGCGCTCACGACAGCATTCGATTCCCCGAACGCAGCGCCCGCAATGGAGTCCGCGTTCGCTCAGTTCGCCGCGGCGGTCGGACTCGGCATGGCGGGTTTTGTTCCCGTTCCCCCGCCGGGTCCCGTTGGGTTCGACCCGCAGTTCGCCGGCCCCAAGCCGGCAACGCATGCGGACGCGGCCCAGCAGATTGGCGCACGCATCGATGCGTGGCTCCGCACCGGAATCAGCACGATGCTCGCGCCGCCCAATACCCCGATCCCCTGGTCATGACCGCCCGTGGATGTCGTTCTTCTGAATACGCCTGACGGTGCCGAGCTCTCGGTCAAGAACGGCGTCATCGAGCTCACCGACGCGCTCGACACGGCCGTGATGCTGTCCCTCTTCGGGGGCAACGAAGACGACGACGGCAGTGACGCGACGCTGTCCCGGTCCTGGTGGGGCAACCATGCTTTCGCCGACCTCGCCCGTCGTCAGCGCAGCGAGACGCAATTCCTCATCAACTCGCAGCCGCTCGTCCCTTCGCTCCTGAAGCGACTCGAGGATGCCGGAGTCCGCGACCTCGCGTGGCTCCTGACGTCGAAGATCGCGACCTTCGTCCGCGTCCGCGCGACGATGCCGGGACTGAACCGGGTCAAGCTCGAGTATTTCATCGAAGTCGACGGCAACGTCCTGACCTTCAAGTTCGAGAAGCGCGATCAGCCGCAGCTGTTCCTTGCCACCGGTGGCGCGGGCCCCGGTTCCGTGGGTTCGCAGATGCTCGACGACGGCGATCCGATGATGGACGACGGCGAGCCCATGACCGACTGATGCCCCGATGATCACAGCGCCCACCACGCAAAATCTGGCGGAGACGATCGAGGCGCAGATCGGGTCTGCCCTCGGGCAAACGATCCCGGCGTTCGCGAAAGCCTTCATCCCCGTTCTGTCCATCGTGCTCGCGGGCGCGATCGTCATCATCTACAAGTACGCGGGGTTCATCTTCCTCCAGCTCTTCGTTGCTCACGCGACGAACGAGCCGACCACCATTAACGGCAAGGTCGTCCGCCCGCTCACGGAGTGGGGCCGCCTGATCGGCGTCGGCGATCCGACACCGGCGCTCCAAGCGCAGCTGCTTATCAACGTCCTGGTCACGAACCAGGTCGGCGAGCTCGCGGGCGGCGCGCAGCTCCTGAACCCCGATACGCAGGTCCTCTACACCGTCGTTTCCGCGGTCCCGCTGAACGCTGCGGAGGTCGCCGCAACGGTACGGGCCAGCGGCTCACCGAACGGCGGCGACGGGTCGGGCATCATCGGGAACATGAACCCGGGCGAGGAGCTCGAGTTCACGAACCCGCTCCCGAACGTCTCGCGCGTCACGACCGTCACGAGCACCGTCGCCCAGGGCGCGGATGCCGAGTCCATCGACGCCTACCGCTCGAAGATCTTCCGCCGCTCCCAGGCCAAGCCGCAGGGCGGCGCCTACGCGGACTATCGCATCTGGGGCAAGGACGTCTCAGGCGTCGTCGAGATCTTCCCCTACGCCGCCGACACTCCTGGCGTAGTCGACGTGTACGTCGAGGTCGAAACCAGTATCGAGATCGATGGCATCGCGCCGCCTGGGTACCTCACCGCCGTTTATGACGTGATCCAGCTGAACGTGGACGGCACCGCGAGTCGACGCCCCATCGGCGCAGCGGTTGAGACGAAGCCGATCACGCGCACCCCCATCGACGTCTTCGTTCGCGGCCTGAACGTGGACGTCTCGGTTCGTCCTCAGGCTGAGGACGACATGACTGACGCCATCGAGGAGCACCTCCTCTCTCGTCGCCCCTTCATCGAAGGACTCGACGCGCTACCACGTGAGGACCGCGTGACCGTGGCCGAGCTCGGCGGAGTGGTGAGCACCGTCGTCGCCGCATACGGCGGGACCGTCACCGTGGTGGAGCTCGAGATCTCGGGCGCCCCGCAAACCGCCTACACGCTGGGCAAAGGCGAGAAGGTAAAGCTCGGCCTGAAGGACTTCGGATAATGCGTCGCCCGATCGATCTCTATCCAGCGCAGGTCATCTCCGGTGACCCAGGCTACCCGCACGGAAAGGCGCGCAACGTCCTCGTCCTGAACGACGGGACCGGCACCCCGCTCGAGGAGAAGTGGCTCAACGACGTCTTTGGCGCGTTCCAAGCACTGCTCGTCGCAGCCGGCATCACGCCGAACGGTGCGGCGGAAACGGCGCTGAGTTCGCAGATCCTCGACGCGATCCTGTATTTCGTATCGCATCCGAATCAGAACGTTTTTATCGACGGAAACCTGACGGTAGACGGGCGTCTTGAAACGACCGACTTCGCGAAGTTCCACTCTTTGGTCACGCTCCTGACCGGTTTGGATGTCACCGGAGTTTCGACGTTTCGTTCACCTATAAATGTCCTGGCTGCCCTCACCGCGCAGGGCATTCAGATTCCGTCACCGTTCGGAATGCTGGTCAATCAGCGCGGCATCACCGCGACAGCTGCCGGCACGTCGATCGGCACGCTCGGGGACATCGATCTCCAGCTGCCCGTGGCGATGCGCGAGCCATTTCGGCTGGCGACTGGCGGGCGGCTCATTCGGCAACCGCAGACGGTTCCGAACTCGGACGCGACACTCTCAGTGAGCAACGGCGACCGGATCATCATCCCGGCGTCGGTCAGCGGCGGCCACATCTACAACTTGTCCGAGAGCGACGCGGAGAGCGGCGCGGAACTCCGCGTCATCAACTGGTCGATCTACACGCACACGATTCAGAGCGGCGGCACGCCGGTTCTGATCATGCCGCCCGACAACGGTTCGGCGCTGCCGAACACGTGGAGACCTGCGTCCGTGGATTTCCTGTTTCACTCAAACGGACTCGTGAGCCGCTGGCTACCGGGTCCCGTGACGCTCGGCTAGTTGCCGCAGGGGACGCACTGAGCGGCGGTCGGCCCCGTGCCGACGGTCGTGCACGCGGTGCCGGACGGACACGCCTCGGAATAGGACGTGGACAGGTACGTGTAGCGACCGTCGCACGCGGCGGACTCGCCGGAGCAGAAACGGTTCCGACGGTCCACTCCGATGCGGTTCGTCATGCCGGCGCATCCCGGCTGGGTGAGCACGGTTCCTTCGCACTCCGTCGCGGCCCACTCGGCAACGAGGCAACGGTGACTCACTTCTCGGAAGTGACACCCGTCGCAGCACGGCCCGCTCGAACACTCGCACGCGGGCGCGCCGCCGGTGGCCGCGACTCCTCCGGTCGCAACCGCGCCTCCCGTCGCAACGGCCCCGCCGGTGGCCGCGCCACCGCTCGAAGCTCCGCCGGTACCGGGAGATCCACCTGACCCGCTTCCCCCATCGTCCTCGCCCGCGCCGCCGTCCGTTTCCGTGGGCCCAGCATCGTCGCTCGTCGCTGCCCCGCCCGTGGCCTCCGTGCCGCCCGTGGCAAGGCCTCCGGTAGCCGCGCTCCCGCCGACGGGGACGCCTCCAGTCGACGCCAGGCCGCCCGTGCCGGGCTCGCCGCCGGTCTCCTGAACTCCGCCCGTGCTCGCGCTCCCGCCCGTCCCAGGGGCGCCGCCTGTGGACAGCGCCCCGCCGGTCGCAACTACCTCGACAGGCTCGCCGCCGTCACCGCCGCACGCCGAGGCGAGCAGGATCCCAAGAATGGCCCATCGCTTCACTGCGGCATCCCGGCGCTGGCGCAATCAGACTTTTCGACGCCTTTCCACTTCTTGAACTCGGGTTCGTTCTTCGCCTGCAGATAGGCGGCAGAGACCAGCCCGGCGTGCACACACAGATCCACGGCGGACCCGTTGTTGCGTTTGACCATGTCGTATTGAGCGACGGAGTCCGTGGCCACCTTGGCCTCGATCGCGCCCATCACGAGGGCACCGGGAGCGACAACGGCTTCGGCTACCGCTGCTTTCGCGGACGACGAACCTTCGTTGCTGTCGCACCCAAGTGCGGTCAGCGCCGCGCCCACAACCACGCCCCAGAGCTTTCCCATCTGACAAATGGAACGGCCTGTTTCCCGATCCGTCAACTGAACAGCTGATTCCATGGGGTTTTTCGCCACCCTCGTTCACCTAATTCCGCGGGCTTGGGCCTGGCGCGTCACCCACAAAACCGATCTCCGGCGGTTCATTGAGGGCCTCGCTCCTGCCTTCGATAGCGGTAAGGCTGTAATCGATGAGGCGTGGGAGCAGCTCTCACCCGAAACGACCACTGAGCTTGACGAGTGGGAACGGCAGTTCGGGCTTCGACCAAATCCGAGCGACTCGATCCGCCGCCTGAACCTCGCCGCCGAGTGGCGCGCGACCGGCGGGCAGTCGCCGCACTACGTCCAGGACGTTCTCCAGACCGCGGGCTTCGACGTCTACATCCACGAGTGGTGGGCGAGCGGTCCGCCGTACGTCGCTCGCGACCCGCACGACTACACCGACATCCCGCAGATCGGGACGGTGCAATGCACGGGCCCTGGTTGGGAGACCACTGGGCAACCTCAGTGCAGCGATGGTCGACCCGATGTCGATGGCTTCATCATCACCCAGTACCAGTGCAACGCCTTCCTGGTGAACGATCCGCACTACCTGGTGAACAAGCTTCTGACGCAAGAAGCGCCGCCACCGATCCCGAACGACCCGGACGTCTATCCAAAGTTTTTCTACGTGGGAGCGGAGACGTTCCCCGATCACGCAACGGTCCCGCTCTCGCGGAAGGCGGAGTTCGAACGGCTTCTGATGAAGCTACGGCCTCTTCACCTCTGGGTCGTGACGCTCATCGACTACGTCGACGACGGCGTCCCCGGCGGCGACTTCATGTGGGGCACCGGCTCCGGCTGGGGCGTGGGCACGTGGACCTGAGGATCTGAATGACCGCAAGACCATCACTAGCGCTCGCGTGGGCGACGAACGCGAACTACTCGACGGGGCCCGACGCGGGCCAGCCGACGAAGGTTGCGCTCGACGCCGGGCTCCTCGCCGACGGCGCCATTGAAGGCGTCGCGCCGGACCCGCAGAAGTACAACTACCTCTTCGCGCAGATCGCGCAGTGGCAGCAGTACACCGACGAGGTCGCGTGTCTCACGAAGACGGCGACCGTCGCTGCTTTCGCGGCGAACACGAACAACCTCAACGCGGGCACCGACTTCTACGCTGGCGCGACGGAGCTCCTCGTCACCGCCACGGGTGCATTCGACCTCACGGGCATCGTCGCGCCGTCTCCGGAGACTCCGCTTCTTCGGCGCATCCGGAACCGTGGCGCTCAGCCGATCACGCTGAAGCACCAGAACGGGAGTTCGACGGCGGCCAATCGCTTCGCGATCTCGACGGGCGGCGACTTCGTCCTCGCGGCAGGGACCGCTGTTTGGGTCACGTACGACGTCATCGACGATCGGTGGATCGTCCAGGTCGCCGGCACCGGTGGCGGAGGCGCGGGTACGCTCTTCGCGACGCTGTCGGCTGGTCCTTCCGCCGGCGGCCTGAACGTCGCGGACGTCGGGATCTTCTCGAGCTCCGGCGAGCTCACGGTCCGCCAGGCCGCGAACGATATTCTGCGCACCGCGAGCGGGACCACGATCCTCCGGTCGCAGTCAGCCGCGATCGTGCTGCGCAAGGGCGCGAACGACATCGCGCTCTTCAACGAGACCGCTGGCGTTCAGAGCGAGATGCTATTCGCGGCGGTTCAGCCGACGGCGCGTATCGGAGCGCTTGCAACCGCGAGCGGTCCAGGTGTCACGCTCAGCCTCCGAGCGGGCGCACCCGGTGGCGCGGGCGCTCAGGCGGGCGGGCGCGTAAACTTCTCCGGCACGGCGCCTCTCGGTGGCGGCGCGGTCGGGGGAGTCGACATCTTCCAGACCGACGGAGTGACATCGCTCGCCACGTTCAACAACGCCGCGATCACGCTGTCGGCTCCAATCACCGCCACAAGTTCCGTGCAAGCCAACTCGCTGAGCGTCACGACGATCGCGAATGCGGCGACGCTCGTCGCGTCCGGTAGTGTCACGGGAGCCACCGTCACGGCCACGACGCTGCTGGTCGCCGAGGGGACAATAACCGTTCATGGTTCAGGATCCGGCGTGCCGGTCGCCGCTGTGGGGCACATCCGCGGCCCCGCTGGGATGTCGATCTTCTATCGCAACTTCGTCAGCGCATCTCCAGACCTGGTTGCCATCCTCTGCTCGGGCGCAGCTGGCAACGGGATCACGTTCGCCAACGACAGCACGATCGCAACGGATGTCCGCTCAGGGACAACCGTGCGGCTCTTCGCTGCGGGAAGTCCGCGGCTGACGGTGACGTCTACTGGCGTGCTCATCGGCCCGACGACGCTGCTCATGCAGCCGAACGGGTCGATCACGGCATCTTCGGGCGGTGGTGCAGGGGCCGCGCTGAACTACCTCGGCCAGGCCGGCGACGTATCGACGAACGCGCTCGGTGGTGAGCCGTATCTTGCCGGCGGGCAGCCGGGAGGATCCGCGAAGCGCGCAGGCGCGAAGATGGCACTGCGCACGAACGCGGGCGCTCTCGAGACCATGGTCCATGTGACCGAGGTCGCGGCGAATCAGCGGGTCTTCGCACTCTTCGGCGACGTGACCGCAACGGAGATGCCGGCTGGAACCGGTGACCTCGTCGAGTACATGAAAAACTGCGCCGTGGTCCCGTCGGCGAACCCGGTTGGCGGCGGCATCCGATACGTCGAGGCCGGCGCGCTCAAGTACCGAGGATCCGGCGGCACCGTGACCGTGCTCGCTGCCGCCTGAAAGAATCTCATGAAGCGAATCAACCCCCCGGTCCACGCCCCGAAGAAGGGTCTGCCGACCACGTCTATGGCCGACATCCTCGGCGCGTTCGTCATCTACCGCGCCGGCTGGCAGTCGTCGCGCGAGAGGAACGCTCACCTGGGCGAGATCCTCGACGAACTCGAGCGCGCCCCGATGGGGCCATGGGACCTGACCGACAAGGCCGTCGAGTCGCTACTATCGGAGATGCAGGGCGTGAACGTCGGGCTCGACGACAAGGCCATGCGCCTGAACCCGCTGTTCCTCAAGTTCTTCACTCGGTGCCTCGATGCCGTGTGGGGCGCCGAGGAAGCGCCGGATGAGAAGCCGCGCGCGGAGCTCAACGGCAAGACCGACACCGGCACCGCTGGCGCAACCGCGCAGGCGTGAAGAACTGAACATCACCCGCGCCATCCGCGCCCGCATCCCGCTGGCGCATGAGGCGTCGCGGCCACGCCGCTAAGGAGAGAACGTGAGTACTAGGCTATTTGACAAGGGCCGCGAGGGTTTCGCGGACGGCTCGATCGACTGGGACACCAACACCATCAAGTCTCAACTCACGGCGGCGACCGCAGACGTTGGCATCAAGACGGTCTCTGGCGCAACGAACGCATCACCGATCGTCCTGACGGTGACCGCGCACGGATGGGCAAACGGCGATATCATCGTCGTCTCGAAGGTCGGCGGGAACACGTCAGCCAACGGCACGTGGCAGGTTGCAAACCAGGCAACGAACACCGTCGAACTCCGCACCGTCAAAGACAACCTCGCGAGCGTCGGCAATGGCTCCTACACGAGCGGCGGCGTCGCGGTGAACCTGACGACCTCCGACAACCGAGACGACATCAACGCCGGTGCAGTCGGAACCGATCAGACGCTCGGGTCCAAGACGGTCACGAACGGCGTCCTCGACGCTGCCGACGTTTCCTACACGGCGCTGTCCGGCTCCGAGGTAATCGGGTTGGCGATCTACAAGGATACCGGCTCAGCGGCGACGGACCGCCTCGCCGTATGGATCGACGGGAAGACTCAGGTCATCGTTGCCGCAGACGCGGCGAGCTCGGCCACTACTCTTTGGGTGGAGAAGCTAGAGGGACCGATCGCGAGCGGCGTCGCCATGATCTTCTCGAACGGTATCACGGCCACTACGACATCTACAGCAGCGGCTGGCGCGCGGTCGATCGCGGTATCTGCCATTTCCGGCGCCATCGCCGCGGGTCACACAGCCGACGTCGCCACCACGAGCGCTGGCATTCCGTTTACTCCGAGCGGCGGCGACGTGACGTTCCAGTTCGACAACGGCCCCGACAAGATCGTGCGGCTGTAGGAGCGGCCGATGGCCGACGTCTCTGAAACCGTAACCTGGGCGACGAGGTACGGCGTCACGTACCCGATCGTTCGCGTGACCCGTCGCTCCGAATCGCCTGCCGCTGATTCGGATGCGGAGGCGGTGACGCTCGACGGTCGCAGGTCTCGCGGCGAGGTGACTGGGTTGAAGATCGTCGGCACCCGTGAGCAGCGCATCTGCCGGTACGCGGAGCCCAGGCCACTCGGAGCCGGTGGGCGCATCGTGACAGCAGTGGTGATCGAAGAGTTCCGACCGCTGGTCGACGGAGTCCGCTCAGTCAGACGGTAGACGATGGCCATCGAGATCACGGGCTCCGTCAGTTGGCTGCACTGGGACGGGCCAGCATCGATCACGGTCCCGGGCGACGCGGAGATCGCACTCGTCTTCTTCGACCTCTGGAGTGCAGCAGGCGCCGAGGCCACAGCAGCAACTCTCGGCGGCAACGCGCTCACGTTTGCTGCTGGGACTGCTCCGGCAGCGGCGCTGAATTACGCCGGCGTGGCGTACCTGGTCTCTCCGCCTACCGGTTCGCAGACGCTGAGCATCACGTTCGGTGGGACCACCGACATGCGCGCGTACGCGGTGTGTTTCCTCAAGGGGATCGACACCGGCAGCCCGGTCATCGATGCCGGCGCCGAGCACGACCAGGGCCCGGACATCACGCTCGACTCCGAGTCCGATGCGTGGGTCGGCGGTATTGCGTGTGGATGGGTGCCGGACATCGGCAGCCCGTCTTTCGACAGCGGCGTCTCGTACTCGCTCAACAACTCGCCGAATCCGGTCCAGAGCGCCGAGGAGTGCGACTTCGCGGTAGTCGACTCGCCTGGCTCGAGCACGACGACGGTCGGCGCGAGCTACCAGGCATTCGCGCTCATCTCGATTCGTGCGGCGGGTGGAGGCGGCGGTGGCACGACACTCATCCTTGCCAGCGGCAGCTCCGGCGGCAGCTCCGGCGCGGCGGGGCTATCCAATCGCCAGTCCGTCGCGGCTTCTTCGTCTGCGCAGCGCGGCGGCGCGGCCGGCGCGGCAATTCGGTTTTCCCAATCAGGCGCACGGGCCGGCGAGCGTCGCGGAGCCACGGCGGAGCGCGCTACGCTCGCTCTCTCCGGCCGTTCTTCCGACGCCAAATCCGGGGCGGCGAACTCGAGGGCGACGCTGCTTCAATCCGGGGCTCGGTCCTCGGAATCTCGAGGAGCGGTCACCCGGACCACGGCGCTCATCCTGGCTCCGGCAGGGCGCGCCTCCGAGGAGCGCCGCGGGGCATCGACAACGCGCCTCACTGCGGCCCTCTCTGGGCGCTCCAGCGAGACCCGTGGCGGCAGCGCTAACCTGGCCGCCAGGACCGTTCTCCCGGGCGCCCGGGGGCAAGAGCGGGCCGGCGCAGAGGCAGCCCAGGCCAGGCTGGTGCAGGCTGGTGCCTCGAGCGACGAGGGTCACGGTATCCCCAGCGAGATCTTGACCGTCTCCGTCGCGCGGCGAAGCTCCGAGGAATCCCGCGGGCGCATCACCGCGTTGAACCTCCTGACCATCTCCCCGAGCTCTCGCGGCTCGGAGGAGCGGCACGGGGCAAGCACAATCCTCGAGCGCCACTCCGTGGCTGGGGGCAGCAGCGCCGAAGAGCGCGGCGCGGTCCTGGTCGGGAACGTCGTCCTAGTCTCTCCAGCGGGCGCGGCCAGCCAAGAGCGCAGCGGCTCCGTCACGACCCGGGCGAACCTCGCGCAGGCTGGCGCCCGCTCGGGCGCGGAAGCCGGGGCCGCGACGACGCTCTGTCGGCTCACGCTCGCGGCGGGCTCCTCGGCGGAGCGTCGCGGCTCGACGACGCTGCTTGTCGGGATCGTGTGCGCCCCAGCCGGGGCCAAGTCTCAGGAGCGGAGCGGAGCGGCTCGGACGCTGTTCGGGTCATTTCCTGCCAGCGGCGGAAGCGGTGAACGGTCCGGGTCCGTACGCGCCGGCACGTTCCTCGCGATCACCTGCTCGGTATCGGGCGCGGCATCCGGTGAACGCGCCGGGGCAGTCGTCACGGTTGTAGCGCCGGTTGGATACGTCGGCTCAGCACCGATCACGTTGATGCACGGGCCTGCCGCGTCGACGTCTTCGTGGGGCGGTTCGCTTGGATCGATCTCGGTCACGCATCGTAGGAACAACAACGGGTGAGCTGCTCGTCATACATCGTCGGCGACGAAGCGCGCTTCGCTGCTACCTTCAGTATCCCCGGCACGGCGCCGCCGCAGATGTACGATCCGGCAACGGTCGTCTTCATGGTGCGGACGCCGCTCGGCGTTGAGACCGAGTACGTCTACGGCACAGACGCCGAGCTCCTGCGAATCAGCACCGGCGTCTACGCCTTGAACGTTCAATTCAGTGAGCCGAGTTTGCCGGCGGCCCCAGGCGCGACGCCGCCTCAACCGTTCGCGCGTGATTGGTTCTTGCGGTTCATCTCCGAAGGCCTGTTCGCGTCGGCGAGTGAGCAACGAATCAAAGTGCGTCCGTCGAACTTCACGAACCCGTTCCCAGGCGGCGGCGGATCGAACCCGTTCGCGATGCTCGATGACGGCGAGGCCATGAACGACGACGGCGAGCCCATGACGGACACGCCGTAGCGGCGCGCTCCTTCCGAGATCCCAGCGACACCGTCACTGGTGCCCGGCCATGCCGGAGCGCCGCAGGTGCAATTCCATGAGCGAGCACGAGACACCAAACAAGACGCACGGGATCCTACGCGGAGCGTTCGCCAATTCGGCGGCGCGTATCGCGTACGTCGTGACCGCGACGGATCTCGCGCAGGGCCGCGTCTGGCGGCAGACCGACACGCTGCGAGACTACGTTGCGATTGCGACGGGCGCCGGCTCTGGAAGCTGGCGGCTCATCGGGTCCGGTGACGCGGGCGGCATCGGCGGCGCTCTCGGCGCTTCCGACAACCGTGTCCTGCGATCCGACGGTGCAGGCGGCGCTACTGCTCAGGGCTCCGCGGTCGAGATCGACGACACCGGGAAGGTGATCGGCGCGACCGTCGACGACCCGACGACGGCGCTCCAGATCGCGAATCGTCAGTACGTCCTAGCGAACGCGGGCAACCCGTCGGCGTCTCAGCTCGAGACCACGCTCCGCGCCGTCGACTACGTCCTCGTCCCCCAGGTCCGCGTGGCCATCCTCGCCGCGACTCTGCCGGCATACACGGCGACGGTCGGCTCAGGCCCCGCCGCTGTCCTCACCGCCAACGCGAACGGAGCTCTCCCCGCCGGCCTCCTCGACGGCGTCACGGTCGCTGAAGGCGCGACGATCCGCGTCCTGCTCGCGCTGAACGGCAGCGACCCCACGCAGGCGGGCGTCTACGACTTCACCAACGGCGGCGCATCGTCGGCGTTCGCCTTCACGCCGGTCGCTGGACTGGCCACCGCGGCCGCGCTCGCTGGCCTCTCCGTGAAGGTCGGAGACGGCGCAGTGTGGGCGGGTGCCGAGTTCTCGCTTCCGCGCTACGAGGCGGGCATCACGCTCGGCACGACGCCGATCGTCTTTGAGCCGACCTCGCTCCACGGATTCGCGGCTGGTCTCGTCGAGCGCATCTTCGAGGACTACAGCCACCCGGCAGCGGCGGCGAATATCACGACGGGAACGATCGCCGGTCGCGGTGCGTTCCTCTACGCCTACTCAGGAGCCGGGTCCGTCGCGGCGGTCAACAACGGCGGCACAGGAGACACGCTCACCGAGCGCGGTTTCCTGACGATGACGAAGGGGACGACCACCACCGGGTTGGTCAACTTCGCCGGCAGGAGCGAGCGCCTTTCAACGCTTGGCAAGCAGCGGTTCGCGGTCAAGTTCAGGGCCAACAACCTTCACGACGCTTCGAACATCTACACGTGGCAGGCTGGCTGGAGTGACAACGTCACCGCCGGCGGCGACGGTCTCGGCATCGTCGTCACGGTGGCGTCTGGCGCGACGACGCTCGAGGTCCGCGGGAAGACGGGCGGCGTCGTGCAGACGTTGGCCCTACCAGCGATCAGCGCGGCCACCTGGTACGAGGTCGTCCTGGTCTCGATGTCCGGTAGCTCGTCCGTCTCGGCCTACGTGAATGGCATCCTCATCGGCACGCTCACCGGCTACGCGACTTCGGTCAACATCACCGAGTACATGGAGATGAAGGGCGGAGGCAGCGGCGGGACCACGGCGCGGACGGTCGACGTCGACTACATCTGCTACGAGTATTACCGCCCTTTCGGGCGCCGCTGATCCCGAACCCGCAAGGGCTCAGCGTGGCGGTCGTGCCGCCGATTTGGTCGGGGACACAGACCTACGGAGAGAGCGTCGTGCTCCTCTCCACGAGCGGCGGGACGGCGCAGGGAAAGCTCCTGCGCGCACCGACCGGCGGCATCTCTGGGATCCAGGAGGTGCGGACCGCGCGGCGTGACGTCGTCCTGATAGCTGGCATCGACTGGACGTACAACTCGGCCACGCAGTCGATCGAGAAGGTCGCGGGCGGCATCGCGCCGTCTCTCGTCGCGGAGATTCTCGCGCCCGGCGGTGTGCCGGTCGTCCACGAGAATCGTCTGCTACACGAGGCGCAGCTCGCGGTCACGTACACGCACTCTGCCGGCGGGTGGTCAGGACCGACCACGAGCGCTTCCGCGAAGCTCACGACGATCCGAACGAAGCTCATCGCCGGCAACCCGGTGAAGATCGTCGTATGGGGTGACTCGATCAGCGTCGGCGCGAACGCGAGCGGATTCCCGAACGGGAGCGCGTACGACATCATTTCGCCGTACATGCCCGTGTGGGCGGAGCTCGTCACGCGGCGGCTCACGGCCAAGTTCGGGTCCGTCGTCACGCTCGCGAACAAGAGCGTCGGCGGGCAGCAATCGAGCTACGGCTCAACGAACCACGCCGCGCAGGTTCTCCCGGAGAATCCTGACCTCGTCATCTACGGATGGGGAATGAACGACGGGGCCGCGAACGTGGCCGCCGCAACGTACGCCGCCAACATGGCCGCGCAGCTCGCGGACCTCCGCGGGACTCACGCCACGGCGGACGCGATCATGCTTTCGTCGATGCTGCCGACGCAGCTGACGAACCCGCCACACACGGGCAAGCACGCGCTCTACGGCGCGCAGCTCGCGACCATCGCGGCGGGTGACGGACACTGCGAATCGATCGACGTGACGGCGGCATCTCAGGCGCTGCTCACGGCGAAGAACTACGTCGACCAGAGCGGCAACAACTACAATCACCCGAGCGACTACATGCATCGCGTCTACGCGCAGCTCGTGCTCGGGCTGCTCGACGGGCTCTAGCCGTAAGTCACGAGTCCGAGCCACCAGCCGATCGCAATCGCGACGGCCACGGCGACGCACCCGACGGCCATTCCGGCCAGCAACCATCGGTCCATGGCGCCGAGGCTCGGCTGGTTTGCGCGTGGTCTGCAAGGAAAATCCAACATGAAGCTCAACGACAACAAGCTGAACCTGATCTTCGCGATCATCGGCGTGGTCCTGACCACCATCGCGCAGCTGGCCCCGTCCACTGCGGTCGTCCTGCTCGGCATCATCACCTCGCTCGGCACGATCAACGGGCTGATCCAGAAGTACATGACGGCACCGGGCGACATCCCCGGGCCCGAGAAAGCCGCGGCGAAAGCGGCCGCTTCCCCAAAAGCCGGGAACGAACTGTGATCCGCATCACGATCCTGATCGCGGCGCTCCTGATCTCCGGCTGCGCCACGGTCCGCACCCACGGGCCCGCGACGCTCGACCTGATAGACGCGGTCGACACGCAGGCGGCGAACGTGCTCGGCTTCATCGCGCCGAACCTCCCCGAGGGTGACGCGAAGGTGGCCGCGCTCGCCGCGGCAAAGGGCGCCAAGGACTTCGCGGCGTTCTTCGATCTCGCCAAGCCGCTGCTCGAGCAGATTGCCGCGGGCGGCGAGGACGTGCCGCGGGACATCGCTGCGCAGCTTGCCACCGGCGCGGCCATCGCGACGAGCATCGAGCAGGGTACGCGCGCGGTGAGCGGACGCAACCCAGACGGGTCGCCGAAGCCGTGAGCATCGCCTCGAACAAGTACGCGGGGAAGCTGGCCGTCATCGCGGGCGGCGTGGTCCTCGGCGTTCGGCTCCTGCGCGTGCTCCCGGGCGCGATCTGGGAGTGGCTCACGGAGCCGCTCGGGTGAGCGTCCGTGTCGACCAAGCCGACTTCGACGAGCTACTCGGGCTCCTGATCGCCGAGTACTCGCTCGCAGAAGGCGCGGCGACTCGCGGCGTCGAGCTGCTCGCTCAGCTGAAGGTTCTCGAGGCGCTTCTCGAGGAGCATCGCTCGCACTCGCACAAGAAGCGCGTCGAGCTCCACCGGGTCATCACGCGGCTGAAGAACATCCTGGCCAAGGACCCCGAGCACACGCCGCTTCCGTCGAGGCAAGCCGACCTGACCAGATCGAAGAACTCCCGCCCACCGCCACGCTCCAAGCCGCCTCCGCTCCCGCCGCGCAAGAGATGAATCCGCCCACGAGTCCGCTCTGCGCGGAGTTCTCGGAGATCGTCGGGCGGCTCGAGTCGCTTGCGCTGACGCCCATGGAACAGACGATCCTGTACGAGCTCATGTGCGACATCGAGGACCGGCTCGAGTCCGTGAAGCGACTCGACGGGATGGTCAAGACTCGGCTCGCGAAAGAGAAGAATGACTCTGCTTAGCCTGGCGACCTGCATCGACTACCTGACGCGCGTTGCCGATTCGATCGGTGAGTACGACGATCCGCAGCTACCCGACGAGCAACGAGCGCTCGCGCGACTGGCGATCGGCCACATCGCGGATGCTCGCAAGTACATCGAACGGCTGAAGGCGAGCGACCAATGAACGACCGAGCCGCACTCGACCAGTGGACGAAGAGCGAGGCGAAGATCCTCCAGCTCGACCCGCTGATCCATCTCCCGTGTCGCGACCACATCTACCGGCTCGCCTGCGAGGGCATCTGGGTGAAGGTCGTCGAGGCGTACCGGGACTCCGGATACCAGAAGACGCTCTGGCTCAAGGGCCGCGACAACGCTGGGCGCATCGTGGACGAGAGCAAGATCGTCACGCGCGCGCCGCCCGGCTTCTCGGTGCATGAGTACAGGCTGGCGTATGATCTCGCTCCCGATGGCGTCACGATCAACGAGTACGGGCTCACCCCTGAGGAAGCGCTCGTTGATGGCAAGGTGAGCTGGCCCGCGCCGGTTGGGCGCAAGCGCGGTCTCTGGGAGGCAATCGCTCGCTGTGGTCGCGCTGTCGGCATGACGGCCGGCGCCGACTTCAAATCAATCACCGACTGGCCTCATTTTGAGTGGACCGGCGGTCTCACGATCCACGACCTCCGCGCCGGCAAGCGCCCGCACAACGGCCCCTACGCCGAGCCCGAAGAGTTCCCGCTGGAGAATTCATGACCGATAGCCGCGACACCGAAGCCCCGTCACCTCCGAGCGTGGACTGGTCTCACCTCACCGCATCGGAAGCCGCCGTGATGGTCAGGCTCCAAGACATCGGCGACCAGCTTGGCAAGATAGGCACCACGCTCCTCGCTGACAGCGCCTGGAAGTCGCGCGTCGTGGAGCTCCTCGTCGTCCAGGGCAAGGCGCTCGAGCGCCTCCTGCGCAAGCGCGGCGAGGACGCCGAGGCCGACGCGCTGCGCGCTGGCCGCGTGAGCCTCCTGCCGCCGTACACCGACGAGGACCGCGAGACGACTCAGCCGGGCGCGCAGTGAGCGACCGTGCAAACGCACCTCAGCCAGCTTCCTCTGCCATCCACGACGCCGCCGACTGACTCGGTGGTCTCGGTGCTCGGCTGGGTCGTGGCCATGGCGCTCGTGGGCGGCATCCTGATCTGGCGCCTCCGTGAGCGGGACCGAGCCAGCCAGCTCGCCGATCTGAAAGCCGAGCACGCCGCCGACGAGGTCCGCGTCGAGTCGTTGCGCCGCCGCATCGAGGAGCTCCAGGAGCAGCGGCTGACCGACGAGCGCAAGCGCGCCGTGGACAACCGGGCCATGGCCGACATCCTCCTGCGCAACGAGCGGGCGCGCCCGCCGTCCGAGCATCCCGAGGCGGACGACGACGACTACCGGGACATTCCGACCGGCGTGGCACACGAGATCGTGAAGCGGGCCGCCTTGCCCCCAAATCGCCCGCCTGAGCCCGCCTACCGCCCGCGCCAGCAGTCCAGGCCACTGGTCGAGATCAACGACCCCAGGCCGCCGCGCAAGCCGCGGTGAGCCCATCCACATAGCTCCGTCCGGGCCACTCCTTCCCGGGCGGCCATAGGCCCCGTCTTCTCCGTGCTACCCGGAGGAGGCGGGGCTTTTCGCCATTTGGGCCTACTCGCCGTGGGCCGCAGCCCGGAGGAGCAGCGCGTCGCGGGCCCAGCGGGAGAGCGTCTTGCCCTCGACGCGGGCGGCCCGCTCGCACGCCTCCCTGTCCGCCTCCGACACCTTCAGCGTGATGTGCGTCGTCGTGGCGTTGTCGACGCGGGGCCGCCCCCGGCCGCGCTTGGCGGTCTCGGGAGCAGGGCGGAGCTTCTTCGCGACGCTCACTCGTCCCACAGGCCCATCCGCTCGTCATCCCGCCGCTGGTCGTACTCGTGATCCGCGCGGCAGGCGGCTTCATCGGCGAGATCGCGCGGCTCGACGACCCACGCCGGCACGGTGAGGTCCACCGTCTCGCGGTCGTCCTCGTCCGTCCAGCGAGGCGAGAGGTCGTAGCCGCGGAGCTCGGGATGCTCGGAGATGTACTCCCGTTCAGCGGCGGCGAGGCAGTCGTCCTCGTCTGGGTTCGCGGTGACGGTGACCGTGACGCTGCGGCTCACGACGTGGCCTCGACAGCCCACGGCCCGTTCGCGTCGCCGAGCAGCACGACGTCGCCATCCTCGCTCTGCAGCACGGTCACCTCGCCGCGCTCAAGGACGTTCCAGTCGTCGGCTTCGAACGCGACGATCGCGGCGTCGATCGTGTCGACGCCCGGGGCATCCCGGTACGGCGCGTAGCCCCGGCCCGCGTTGTTTGCGGCGATGAACTGGGCGCGAGCTTCGGACTGCGTGATCTGGTACGTCTTGGTTGCCATCGGAGAATCCTCTCTGTGGTCTGGCCCCGGACATTTGCCGTGTCGCGGGGCCGTTTCGTTGCGACCTCCTGACTCTAGCCGATGGGCATTATATGTCCACGTTTATTCGCGACGCTCGGTCGATTGCGGGAAACCCCGTCGCCTCTCATCCCACCGAAGCCACGCCTCGACGCCACCGGCGAGCACGAGCACCACGACGCCCACCACGGCGATCGGCCCCCACAGCACCGCGACGACCCCGACGATCAGCGCGGCCAGCCACGGCCGCTCAGGCGGGTCGACGGTCTGCGCTAGGACGTAGAGCCCGAAGATGGTCGCGGTGACGACGCAATAGACGGTGAGGACGGCGGTCACTTGTCTCCCATCATCACGGCGATCCACATCGCCACCACCCCCAGCGGCACGAACCCGAGCGCGATGAGGGGCCAGTCGGTCAAGCGCCGCCGCCCAGCATCAGCGGCATCTTCCCCGTGTCGAGCACCTCGGTCAGCGTCGGGAGCAGCCGCGAGCCCACCGTCTGCCCACCCGCGATCACGAGGTTCGCGAGGAACTCCGCCTCGAAGTCCGTGTCACCGCTTGAGACCAGTTCGAGCTTGGCCTTCAGGATGAGCAGCAACGCGCGCCATCGTCGCCGCTCCTCGGCCTCCCACTTCTTCTGCTCGCGGTACTCCTTCGCGCTCGGGGCCTGGACGTCGAACCGGACTCGGCGGCCACGTAGCTCGAACATGATCGTATATCTGTCGCGGTCCCACGAGGACGCGAAGCCGCTGGCGCCGTGGGTGCGGACGAGTCGCTCCAGTTCCTCGCGGGTCGACGCGACGGAGACGCTCGTCCCTTCGGCGTAGCGGCGGGGTTTGGTCTTCACGGCTCTCCACCCCCGTCGCGATAGGAGTCGAGTGAAGGCTCGATCTCCGTCCATTCGCATCTGCATTCCGGGCATTCGAGCTCCGTGTCTTCGCGGCACGACTCGCCAGGAACGCCGCACTTCGGGCACGGCGTTATCTTGTTCTCCGTCTCCTTCGGCGCAGCGTCGGCGAGCACTTCCGACAGCGTGTCGAGCGCGTCGTCCGCCACGCATAACTCGCACGAGCCGCACCTGTTGCCGTTGTGGTTCGAGCACGCGCCCGACACGGCGGGCTGGGCGTACTTGACGGCCTCGCGACACGCCCCCCTCAGCGCGCGAAGGGCTTGCTCGGCGGCTGTTAGCTGCTTGACCCTGCGGTCGTAGGCGAAATGCAGGGACCGGTACCGCTGAACCCACTCCGTTGCCTCGTTCTCGAGCACGTTGCCCCGCTTCCGTAGCCACGCGACGGCCTGCTCCAGGAGAGCATTGCGCTCCAGGCCTCGGTCACGACGCTGAATTACCTCTCCCAACTTCGCCACGGCCAGGTCGCGGGCGGATTCGGCGGAGGCGAGCTCGCGCTTCAGGTCACCGCACCGCTGGCTGAGTTCGTCGCACCTCTCCTGCCATTTCAGGTTCGACCCAATCATGTCCAGCGACGTTCCTTCGCTGTCGAAGCGGGCAGCAAGCGCGTCGCGTTCGGCGATGATTCCGCGACAGTCGTCAACCACACCACTGAAGCCAGCGAATCGACCGGCACTAGTGAGCGCGTCTCGAATGTGACCAAGCTTCCGTCGGTCCGCCTCGAGGCCTGCTACGTACCCAGCGGCTCCGGAGCCCTTCGTCTTGGTGGCGGCCAATTCTGTTTTCAGCGCGTCGCGTTCGGCGGTGAGGGAGGCTTCCCGCTTCTGCGCGGCGCAGTGCACCGTATCCACGCCGACACAGCGCATGCACCGGCCGCAGTAGTGGTGGCCGTCCTGGCTCGCAAGCAGGATGCCCTCGCAGTCGTCGTGTGGGCAGGGGATAGTCATGGGGTCTCCTTCGGCGCCGTCTCGCGGAGACGCTCTCCCCACTCGAGGCGTTCGTCTATGTACGAGCCCATCGAGTCAAAGCTGGTCACTATCGACGTTGCCTTGAGCAGGGAGCCACGAAGCTCCGCCACCATCCCCGCCAGCCGCACGTTCTCGTCGTTCATCCCCGCGACAGCGTCGAACTGCTCGGAGCAGACCCGGAGCTTCGTCTCCAAGTCGGCAATCCGCGCATCCCTCCACGCCAGCTCCGCCGCGATGTCCGCCTTGCTGTGCAGCGCCTCCCGAGTCATCGCCCCGACGTGTTTCGAATAATGCGGCTCGAGGTCGATGGCGTCGCGTTTGGCGTAGTGGGTCACCTCGCCCCCTTCCCCGCCTCTTCGGCGATGGCGTCGAGCAACGCAATCAGCGCCAAGTTTTCCGAGCTGCGCGGGTCACCGTTTACCCCGCCGATGCGCGTCCAGAGGCGCCCGAGCAGCGCATGCTCTTCCTTGAGCCGGATGGCCTCCCTCGCGGCTGGCAAGAGCCTCTCCACGAACTCTCGCGGCATCGAGTCGGCGGCCCAATCCGCCACGTGCCACGCGATGCGGTCCAGCTCTTCCGTTGTCGGCAACTTCACTTCCGGCATGCGTCCCACTCCTTGCTGTCCTGTCATATCCACTACCGGCTCCGTCTCCGCCTCCCCCAGCGCCATCGTCTCCCCGCAGTAGACGCAGCGGTATTGCGTGGCCTCGCGGGTCCAGCGGCGATGGGGGCAGATGGGGGCGGTCATGGTGCCACCTTGATGAAACTGTCGCCGCCCTTCGCTTTCCACCATCTGAGGCAATCTCCCGCCGGCTTACCGATCCACGTCCTGGAGATGTTCGCCGCGTCGACCACTACGGCAGAGCGCACGCGAACGCCGAAGGTCCACTTGGGGCCGCTGACACGCCACCATCCGTCGCGGGAGTCGCTCACCGTGACCCCCTGGCGACCTTACGCGCGAACAACTGCACGGCGTTGATTGCCGACACGAGGCGCCGCTCCTCTTTGCGCGACAAGTGCCCGCGCGGACGGAACAGGTAGTGGAGCACAACCGACGCATCGAGTGACGCGACGATGCAAGCCCACTTCGCCCCGTGTTCGTTCGTGGCTCCGGCGTAGACTGGCATCACCGTGACCCCCTGGCGGCGACGGCGTCGGCGAGCCGATCCATTGCGTCGGCATCCCAGTACCCGCTCCGCTTCCAGACGTCGACCGCTTCGCGAGCAGCATCGAGCAGCGCATCGGGAGCGGGTTCGACGGGCATGCAGTTCCGCGTTCCGCCGCCGGTGGGAATGCCTCGAGCCGGCGTCGCGGTGCCGCGGGAACGGATGCGGAATTCAGCCTCTCCGAGTGCTTCCAGCCCCTCGTCGCTCCACCGCGGCTGACACGCCACGGCCTCGACATCCAGACGGCACGCCTCCCGCTCGGCCGCGAGGGCAGCCTGCACCCGGTCCACGAGTGCCCAAATGGCCCTGTCCTCCAGCGGCTCAAGGTCCTCCGAGTCGACAATCTCGCGCGCGCGCTTTCGGTCATCTCGGTCCGCTTCCGCTGTCTTCGCGTCCGTCACTTGCCGCTCCTTTCAGGTCGATTCGCCACCCAGTGATCGCAGTAGCGGCACTTGATTGTGCGCGGCGCGTAGATGTGGCGCGAACGTGTCTCGTGGAACCCGAACCAGCAGCGCATGCGGGTGAGCCAGGTCACTTGCCGCTCCTTCGCGCAACCAACTCAGCTAGCGCGTGAAAAGACGGCGACGTGTCGCGGTTCCTTCGGCGCTCATCTTCCAGATGCGCCCTCGCCGCATCCAGCAGCTCCGCATCCCCCGGCTCGTCGAGAGGGCGCCAGGCGTCGGGGTGACGCTCCTCGACGCCGCCGCACGGCTTGTGGACGAACCACTGCTTTTTGGGCGCGTCGTAGAAACCCTCGAACCATCGGCCGCGAATGCGGATATCGATGTCCACGCTATCCTCCGGCAGCTCCTGCGCCTCCAGCGAGTGGACGGGACCGGATTGGGTGCCGTCGATACTCGGCAAAGTACACCAGTGTGTCGCCCATTCGGGGCGCTCGATAGCGACCTGCCCTTGCTCGAACGGGCCCTGTTCAGACATCCAAAACACAGCCCTGTCCTTCGGCGGCTCGACGCGCGGCGAGATGATCCTCGTTCTCACGCTGCCCTCTTCTTTCTGGCAACCGGTGTGGTCGCCGCGCGATCTAGACTCCAGCCGCGCCTCAGTCGCACACGAAGCGTGCACATACTCATTCCTTTCGCCTCGGCAATCGCCGGCAAGCCAACTATCCCGTCGTGAACAAATTGTGTCCTGGGCCGGGAGATTTGGAACGGAGTTTTCAGGGCCTTGACCGGGTCCCATCCGTGGTGAATGCGGCGATACACCGCGGCGAGATGCTCGTAGATACCAAGCCGTCGCGTCCACTCGGTGACCACGAGTGTCTCGCCACCGATGGTCACCCTGGAGTTGTCTGACCGATTCTGCATCTGTTCGCGCCGTGTCGCCCAGCGACAATTCCCAGGCTCGTAGTTGCCATCGTTGTTGATGCGATCGAGTGAGTGTTGCGGAGATGGGCGGCGCCCCATGTCGGCGAGAAAAGCGCCGAACGACCTTCGCCACTTGTCACACATGGCGATGCCGCGGCCTCCGTAGCGGTTCCAGTACTTGCCGTTCTTCCGGGAGCATCGCCCCTTGGCGGACGTCCACACCTGGTACTCCGGCGTCTTTTTGCGTTTCACAGGGGGACGACTTGCCATCTTTTCTCGCCACGTCCGCGAGAAAGATTCTGTCCGTGAGCATCCGCACGAACGACTGTCTCCGGTGAGAAGCTCTCTAGGTCTGCGCAGGCACTCGTTGCCGCAGTCGCATTCGCAGACCCACGCCTTGTGGCCACCGGGTAGCCGCGCCGTTCTGGGCGTCACCAGGAGACGGTGAAATCTCGTGCCGGGGGTCACCGCGTATCGCGGCCTCGGGTTCAACGGGTTTCTAGGCATGTCCCACCATCCAGCACGTGACCCGATACGCCGCTATCCACGGCACCAGCGGGAGGCAGACGGCGTAGGCCAGCGGAAGCGCGACCCACGGCGAGGAGCCGGCCCAGATGAGGAGGCGGGTCATGGTCTTCCGCTCTCCGTGAGCACCAGGTACCCATCACGCGCACGCCGCGCATGACGCAGAGATCGAAGAGCTGCTCCGTCACGGCGCCACCTTCGTCGGATCGTATGGCAGATATCCCCTCAACGGCGGCAGGTTCCCGACGTCCAAAAACATGTTCCCCGGCGCGTCGACCTTGTACCGCCACGGCCATGTCCGCGTTGCCGCCGTGCTGAGCGACCACACGACGCCCTGGCCAGCTGCGGCGCCGAGCTTGTACTCGATATCCCAGTACACGAGCCGCAGCGACGGCATCACGTCGCCATGCCACTGGCCTGCTGACCCCGAGAACGTGTTCGTGCCGCCCACCACGTTGCTCCTCCCGTCGGCCCACTGAGGCATCGTGTCGTTCTCGGCGTAGATGCCGATCGCGGCGTTCGTCTGGTTTGCGCCGCCGAAAGCGTACCCGGCTTTCCCGTTCATCGATGCCGCGGAGCACGCGAGGTAGGTGTTCCCGAGGAAGCTCAGATCGAGAAACCCGGCGCACTGGAGATGCGGGTCCGTGCAGATCGGATGCGTCGCGTACTTGGCGCACCATGCGTGCGTGAGATGCTTCCACTTCGTGGCCTTCGAGCAACTTGAGATCACCGACACGTCGAACAGGTGGCCCGCGTTGACGTCGCCACCCTGCAGATAGATCCCGGCGTGTTCGTTCTGGTCGGTGCCGCTGTGCGTGATGCTGAACGTGTTGCAATTGGTTCCCGAGCTAGCGGCGTCGCACACCATTCGGATCCCCTGGACGAACCCGCGGAACCACACGTCGTGGAGCCGCGGCGCCGTGCGAGCATCGAGGCCATAGAACGGCTCCTCGCCTTCGAGCGACAGCCCGCCGGTGTTGAAGACGACGACGTGTTCCATCGCGAGCGCACCGTTGCCCGCGGTGAGACCAGCGATCGGGCATCCGTGATTCTTGAACCAGGCGCGGAAAGCCGTCTTCCTCGCGATGCGGAACGACGAGCTCGCGAGCGCGGCCCCGATGCCCTGGCCAACGATGCGGAGCGGGCGGCAGATTTCGACGGTCTTCGCGAGGTTGTAAGCCTTGGCCTCAAGCTCGAGCTGGACGGCTCCCTGTGCCTGAGCGCGGTGAATGGCGGAGCTCCAGTCGTCGCCATCGGTAGTTTGGTAGTAGGTCGCGATCGGCGTCGCTCTCGCCAGCTGGGGCAGCAGCAGGACGGCGAAGACCGCGGCGAATCGGAGCGCGCAGATCATGGCGTCCCCGTGACCGCGATCATCCGCTCGATGCACTCCGCACCCGATGCCCAGGAGCGCTCTGTCGTCTCACGGAGACGCGCCTTCACCGCCGAGCGCAGCGCGTAGGCGTCGGCGTCGGCGGCGGCGTCGGCGGCGGCGTAGGCGGCGGCGTAGGCGGCGGCGTCGGCGGCGTAGGCGGCGTAGGCGGCGTCGGCGTCGGCGTCGGCGGCGGCGGCGGCGGCGGCGTAGGCGGCGGCGTAGGCGGCGGCGGCGGCGTAGGCGGCGTCGGCGTCGGCGTCGGCGGCGGCGGCGGCGTAGGCGGCGGCGTAGGCGGCGGCGTAGGCGGCGGCGTAGGCTAGCTTGCTCCCGCTCAGCGCTTCGCGCTTCGCGGCTCGGAGGGCCCACGCCGCGGATCTTGCCGCGTCGCGGACCTTGGCAGACCGTTCCGCGCTGGCCCTGTCGACGATTTCCGGGAGCGCCCTGAGTGCAGCCGCGTGCTCAGCCAACTCCGGCGACGCATCGAGCCACAGCGGAGCATGAACACGGGTCGCCCAGTCGACCGCGACCCACGCGCGCCGCCGCTCCACGGCACGTGTCGACCTCGTCCCGATCAGTCGCGCCGCGCGCCAACCGAGCAGCCGCGTCCGGATGGCGTCGTCGGTGATCGCATCGTTGAGCCTGCGCCCGAACGCGGCCACGACGGGGCAGGCGCACAGCGGGTGGTCCGTGTGTGGCTCGCCGGCCAGGTATGCGGTCGCCTCGAGGAGGCACAGGCCTTTCTCGGCGGTCTCGTGCTTGCCGGTGAGCAGGACGAAATCGGGGGGGAGTTCGCGGCAGGTTGGGGTCTCGGTCTCTTTCGTGATCATGTGGTTTCCTTCCCGAGCGCGAGGCTCGGCTGAGTTGGTCGCGAATCGCGCCACACCGGCAGACCGGCCGCGTCGACTCGGCCGATCACGTGTGGGCCAAGGGCGGGGTGGTAGCTGTCGCCCGTCGGCAGCAGAGCGGTAGTGCCGTTCTCGTCGATGGTGACCAGCCCTTCGCGGACATCCGTCACGACCCCGACCACGGGGCGCCCTGGACCGAACACGAGCGGATAGTCCGCGCGCGTGCGCCACCAGACGACGATGTCGCCGGGGCGGATCATCGCACCCGGGCATTCCTCGACCTGCTCGCGAGGTTGCCGCGCGTCTCGACAGATGCACGGCAGGCACTGGCAGATGGCGCAAAGCGCCTTCACCTGCTCCTTGCCGCGCGACATGCGGCGGAGGAGCTCTTCACGAACGGCGTCTCTCCCGCGCATCTCGAGGAACATCTCCAGGAGCTCCTCGTCGCCGAGGGGGGAGCACCACCGGGGCTCGGCGGGGCTCGGCGCCTCGATGCGATGCTCCGACGCCATCAACGAGACCCCGCACCGGTGGCAGGTGCCCGTGGCGGCGCTGAAGTAGTGGACGCACGTTCCACTCGCGGGGATGGGGCGGTGGCCGGAGGAACTCATGGAATCACCACGCCGCGCGTCGCCAGGATGGCCTTGATCGTCTCGAGTTCGAGCATGGGAATCCGCTCTTGCCGACACCGCGTCTCGCACTGGAGCGCGAAGAGCTCCCGGAAGTCGGCCAGCGCCGCGTCCGACATGTCGCCGTCCTGGCCAAGGCCTTCCGCGGTGAGCCGACGGATCTCAGCCCAGGGCATGCAGAGCCGCTCCTCCGATAGCTGGAATTGCGCTACGGCAGCCGGCGGGAACAGCGTCCACCAGTTCGACGCCATCAGCGCGACGGCTTGATTCTCGCACATTTCGTGGCGTTTCATCTCGTCTCCTTCGCGGGCCGCGGTGGATCTGCCCCACCGTGACGAGGACCCCGGCGAACCGTGCGGGTCCTTGTGCCAGCGTCTCTCGCCGGCCCATTCGCTCCGCCCTGTGGTGAGCGGAGCGGGGGTCATGCGGTCTTCTTCTCCTGAGATGGGGCGGGCCCTTCGATGTTCTTCCCAGGACCGTTCTTCTGGTGCCATTCGTTGTGATGCACCGGGCAAAGCCACCGAACGGTCAACGGCTTGTTGTAGTCGTCGTGATGAGCGTGGGCCTTGGGGGCTCCGCAGCGCTCACACGGTTCCTTCTTCAGTTTCTTGTCTCGGACCGCGTTCCCGACAGCGATCTGAGCGGATCGCATCTTCGGGAACTCCGCAAAGTGTCGCTGGAGATACTTGCTGACGCGCGCTCTCCGTGCCGGCGTCTTGGCGCGCCGGATGTCGTACTGCCGAATCTTCTCGATGTTGGCAGCGCGATGGGCTGTCACTTTCGCTCGGGTGCAGACCTTGCACGCCGCGGCGCGCTCATAGAACTCGGCTAGCTCCTTGAGCGCGCCGCACTTCGTGCAGTTCTTCATGTTTCTCTAGAACGGGATTTGGTCGTCGTCTTCCGGAGTCGCTGGCTCATTCCGCCGCCCCGGCTGCTGACGGTTCTGCGGCTGCTGCGATCGCTGCTGGTTGCCGCCGCCGTTCCGCTGCTGGGTCTGCTGCCCAGCACTGGTGCCACCGCCCTGGCCCTCGAGCTTCTTGCGGGAGGCGATGGCCTGCCCCTTCATGCGGGCCGCGAACGCCTTCTTCGCGTCGGGTGGCATGACATTCTTGAGCGCGAGGCCACCGCCGAGAGCGTTGACCCACTTGACGCGGTTGCTCTCCTTGCCCTCCCACTCGTTGATCTCGATGACGACCTCCACCTCGTTCTGCTCGAGGCCGGTCAGGTCCGAGACGTCGTCACCCGACCACCCGCAGACGCGGAGCGTTTCGAACGTGCGCTCCACGGGCGACTTCTTGGCCTGTCCCGTGATCTCGGTCGAGAAGCTCCCGTACCAGGTGATCCGGAAACCGGCCTGGTCGAGAATCTCGAACGAGACGGCGATCTGCTCGTCGCCCTTGTTGGTGTAGCCGAGCTCGCCAGTGACGGCGCGGGCTCGGTAGATTCCTGGTTCTAGTAGTGACATGTTTACTCGTTCTCCTTGGTGTTGTTGCTGTTGTTGTCTGCTGCTCTTGCTCTGAGTCTGTCGGCGATGACAGCGAGCTTCCGCACGTCGGCGCCTTCCATGGCGGTCACGGCCTTCTCGGCGATGTCCCGGGGCACGTGTGGCAGGAGGTCCGCGATCTCCCGCCTGACGCGGTCCTCGGCGATCGGCGCGCCCGCTTTAGCGGCACCCGCGAACTCGTCCCACGAGAGCGGGAGCCGAGCCGGGAGCGCTTGCCGGTTCTTCGCGTCGAAGGCCGCGTTGTGCTCGGTGTGGATGAAGCGGGCGCCGTCGCTGACGCCGCGCGTGCGTCCCTTCGACTCGTAGGCGAGCGTCTCGTAGTTGGCGAACAGGAGCGCGTCGCACCACTCCCGGACGAGCCCCGCCGTCTTGGCGTGCATCTTCATCTCGTACCTGTCGAAGTCCTCCCCTTGCGGGTTCCGGAACGTCCGCACCATCGAGTGCGCGAGCAGCACGATGTACATGTTCCGCTCGTCGCGGAGCCCGGTCAGGCGATGGAGGAACTCGCGCCAGTGGTCGAGCGCCGCCGTGTAGCCGCGCCCGTATCCGAAATCCTCGATGTCCTTCTTCTTGCCGTCGCGGCAGACCTTCTCCCAGCAGAGCGGCTCGAGCCAGTCGAGCGTGTCGATGGCGAGCGCGCCGAAGTCGTGCTTGTCGTTCCGGAGGAGTTCGACAGCGTCGATTGCGTCCTCCCAGTTCGTCGGCTGCGGGAGCCGCGCGACGTCGAGCTCCGACGTCCCGTCCTCGGCGCCGAGGAAGATGGTGTTGGGTGCGCCGGCAGCGAACGTGGACTTGCCCACGCCTTCCGGCCCGAAGACGACGATCCGATACGGCTTCTCGATGCGCCCGCGGCGCACCGCGCCAAGGCTCATCCGTTTGGGTGCTGCGGCGGCGGGTTTCTCTGCCGCCTTGTCACTCGGCTGCTTTGCTAATTGCATGGCTGATCTCCTGATGTGGGTTTTCCAGTTGCTCGTACTTTTCTGAATCTTTGAGGCTCGCGCCTTCCCAGCAGACAGGCGCGAACTCGCACGGCCGCGCGAAGTCGCGACAAGCCCCGGGAGAGCGGGGGTGAAACGCCCGCGAGTAGCTGGCCCAGATCGCATCCGCGAGCGCCCACAGGTCCGCGCGTGCCGCGTCGAGCTCCGTGTCGAAGCGGACCACTGTGGCCCGCTGGTAGTACTCCTCGGGATGCTCGGCGATGTCCTCGAGCAGCCGCGCCCGGTACTCCTCGGGCTCCTCGTCGCGGTCGCGCTGCTTGGCGTAGAGCACGCCCGCCTTGGTGTACTTCCGAGACTCCTCGGGGGTCGCCAGCTTCGGCTCGCCGGGCTTCACCAGGACGTCGTAGAGTGCGCCCCCGGGCTCGTAGCCCAGCGCCTCGGCGGCGATGAGGTAGTTCGACACCTGCATGTCCGAGCGGAGCGCCTCGAAGTAGCTCGTGGAGTCGACCTTGTCGGAGCGCGTCTTGTGCTCTGGCACGTACGCGCGTCCGTCGATCTCGCAGAGCGCGTCGAACTTGCCAACGAGCTCCACGTGATGCTCGCGCCCGTCGTGCCAGATCGGAACCCGGAACTCGTGCTCCACGGATAGCACCGTGATCGACTCGTCGATCCACCGAGCGTGGTAGCCCGCGAGCATGACGTCCGCGCGGATCAGGTCGTAGCCCGAGAGCGTCTCGGAGCCCGCGTGCTCGGCGGCCATGGCGGCGGACGCGAGCGCGAGCTGGCCAGCCGTGGCCCACCAGGTCTCGAGCCCCTTGTGGACCAGCGTGCCGAAGTCCAGCGCGTGGGCGCGCTGGATGGGCTTGTAACCGAGGATGTACTTCAATTCATGCAGGCGCTGGCATCGCTGGAAGCACTTGACCTGTGACGTCGTGATCACTGGCAACCGGCGGATCACTTCGCGGCCCTCGCTGCAGCCGTGCCCGCGAAGCGCTGCAGGAGCGCTGCGGTCTTGAAATACGTGACGGCATCCTTCGCGATTCGGATCCCGTCTGGCGTGCCCTTCGCGCGGTCTGCCCGGTACTCGAGCAACTCGCCCGACTTCGCCAGGTCGGACGCGGTTTGCCTGATGAGTTCGACGACGGTCACCAGGGAAGCTCCCCACACATCGCCGCTTCTTCAATGCACCGCAGCCGCCGCGCGTGAGTCTCGAGCGCGACCGCATCGTCGATGAAACGCCAGTACCCGGACATGTCGCCTTCCGCGTTGCGCGTGAGAGCCGTCATGCGCCGCTCGGCCGCCATCGCTACCAGAGACCGCCAGTCCGTCCTGATGGGCACCACCGTTCCCGGCACCGGGCGCGGCGTGCGGGGGACTCCCTTGCTGAACTCGATTCTGATTACGTTGCTGCTCATGGTCGCCAAACCTGCTTCCACAGAAACAAGACCTCTTCCGACAGCTCGACCCGCCCCTCACGCTCCAGCCTTGCCGCGAGCTGCCTCAGCGCCTCGGCGAGCTCGTCGCGCTTGGCCGGGTCCACGTGGCGCACCGAATCGGCCAGTACCTCGATGCCGTGCTTCGTCACGAGCCGGTGAAGGCGGGCCACGGCCAGCGGCGTGGGGCCGGGGCGGGGCTTGCCGAGGAGGAGGGCGAGGTAGCTCAGGAAGCGATCGGCGAGGCTCATGCGGTCCGCCTTTCATCCGCCGGCACAGCCAAGGCGCGGACCTTCGTTGCCGCGTCCCGCTCCCCGCGCTTCTCGAGCTCAGCCGCGATCATCTCGACGGCGAGGCGGGCCCATGAGGCGCTGTCGGGGGCGCACTTGCGTGGGCTCACAGGAAGAACCTTCCAACGAAGCCGATCCCGTGGCCTTCGGGCGGCGTGATGCAGACGATCGTCTTGAGCGGCCCGTACTCCCGGTCCCGAGTGGTGAAGACCCACGCGGTGGCGCCCGGGATGGCGCGGAGAGCTCCGGCGGCCCACGCGAAGGCGACGTCGTGCTCGTGGCCGCAGTAGCTTTCCCTCTTGAACGAGCCGGGGCCGTAGTAGGACTTCTTCGGCTCGATCGGCGCAGCTACGTACCTGGCCACCGTGTCGGGGTTCGGGTGCATCAGCCGGCCCTCCTCGACGAATCGACCCACGAGTACTCCGCCAAGCGCCGCACCCCGCTCGCCTCCCGCCGCTCCCCCATCTCCGTCATCCGCCTCAGCGCCTCCCGCCCGCACTGGACCTGCTCGTCGATGCTCTTAAGGCACGCGCGGGTCGGCGCGGGGAACGCGGGCAGGGTGTCGCGGATCACAGGCCAGCTCCCTCAAGGCGATCCGCGATGGCGAGGTATTCAGACCACTCGAGACGCAGCTGCTTGAACTCTAGGTTGATGCTTCCGTCTGGCAGAAACGCGCGCCCGTTATATTCACGGTGCCACACGGACATGATGTCCCCGAGTGCGTCGCGCTGCTCGTCGGTAATGTCTATGTCCAGCTCATCGGCGGCATCATCGAGACAAGCTCTCCGCATCGAATCGATAGCCCAGAGCGCATTCCTAGTGCTGTTGTCCTCGTCGTCCTCGTCGTGGACGCTGACGGTCACGTAGTCTTCCGGGTCGACCGTGTCGGCGACGGGCGCACGTAGCCGCAAAGCCATTACCGAGCCCGCGAGGCAGACCGCGCAAGGTCCATTTGCCGGCGAGTGCCAAACGGACATATCGAGCACGTACCCCGGCGTCTTCTCGATCTTCTGCGCGTCCTCGACGGCGATGCGGAGCAGGGCGGACAGCTTGTTGGGGAGTTCGACGGTCGGCATCAGTGAGCCCTTCTTTTCAGATAGATCAGCGCGCCAGTAAGCTTCGTGATTCGGTCGAGACAGCGGCTCGCGAGCAGGTGGTCGTGAGCCTTCAGCGCGAGCTCACCCTCCTCGGCGAACACGGCGATGGCGCAGGCCAAGCGGACGGGGCAGTGCTCGAAGTGCGCCAGCAGCTCGGCCGTCGTCTCGGGGTTCGAGCGGGCGGTCATGACGGCGGGCACTAGAGAATCCCCCCGTGATGCCCCGGGTTCCGCCCCGAGTACGGCGCGCGTCGGGCCTGCCGCTCCAGCTCGTAGCGCTGCATCAGGAGCGGCGTGACGGGGGGACGGAGGATCTCAACCCGTTGCCCGCATCGCTTCGACGTTCCCCAGCCGCACCACTTGCCGCACGAGGGACAGAGGTTCGGATCGTTGGCCAGGCGGCGCTGTCGGCGGGCTTCGTCGGCGATCCAGGACATCAGACCTGCCTCCCGATGCTCGCGTTGACCCACTCGAGGCCGGGAACCGGCACCGCGTGCTCGGTCACGTCCTCGGTCGGCTCCTCGTCGAAAAAGCAGGCGTCGCAGAGGACGTCGATCACGTGGCCGTCCATGACGGCGGTGTCGGTGTCGTCGAAGGTGAAGCGCGCCCGGCCGCATCCCTCGCCGGATCCACGGCAGGCCGGGCAGGTCTGGACACCGATGCTGCCGCGGATGTCGCCGTCTCCGTTGCAACGGCCGCAGGAGGCGCGGTCCAGGTCGAACTCTGGGCGAGCGTTCACGGCGCCACCAGACCGAGCCGGGACCGGCCGTGGCTCGTTGCGCCAAGAGGCGTCGTTAGAGCACGGTCAACTGACCATCCCGCGTCGAGCCGATGGTGAACCGTGTCCTGGGGCAGACCGGCTAGCTCGGCGCACTCTGCCACCGTGCGACGGGCGCCGCGCCATTCGATGAAGCGGTTTCCGCGTCGATTGCGGCACTGCTCCTTAGCGGTCGCCCAGCGAACATTTCCGGGCTCGTAGTTCCCGTCGCCGCGAAGTCGGTCGAGCGTGTGTTTTGGAGAAGGGCGCTCGCCCACGTCAGAGACGAAAGCGCGGAAGTCCCAGCGCCATTTCTCGCAAACCTCGATGCCGCGACCTCCGTACAGCGGGTAGTCTGCGCGGGCGGCGTTGTGGCAGCGGTGCCTCATGCTGCGCCACAGCCCGTAGAGCGGGTGATTCACGGGCATCAGACCGACCCCCCGCACTCCGCCGCCACGAGCTCATCGACGAGCCGCAAACAATCGGGGCACCCCAGCCCCCGCCGCTCGAACGCGCCGTCGCCCGCGGGCAGGAGGATGCCGCCCGGGATGGGGTCGCCGTCGGCGTCGAAGAGGACCTTGCCGGTGCCGGCGCAGAGCTCGCAGGCGGAGCACTCGGCGGCGCAGAGGTCGGCCAGGGTGGGGGCGGGGACCGGCGTCCCGAACACGAGCAGGCTGTTCGGCTCGGGGTCGGATCCGCGGAACTCGATGACGGCGGGGCGCGTCGTGTTCATGCAATCTTTATTGCAGAACCCAATTCGGATTGCAACCCGGGTCGCGCAGAAATCGACATGGCCGGGAAACCCCCGTCACATGTTCATGCGAGTGACAGGCCTACGGGGTTCCCGTAGCTGTCCCGGTTCCTCCGGACGCTTAGGAAGCCGGTGGTCGTCCGGGGCGGCGTCTGGTGCTGCGGGACGGGGAGTCAAAGAGGGCGCTCAGCGCCACGTCCAGAGCGACGGCGAGTGTTGCGAGCTGGAGCACCGTCGGGTTGGCGGCGCCAGCTTCGATGCGCTGAAGTTGTCTGACAGAGACGTTCGCTCTCTCAGCGAGTATCTCTTGAGTGAAATTCCGCAACTGACGTAGTTCAACGAGCCGAAGACCCACGAGGCGCAGCGCTTTCCGCGGGTCGACGGCTATCTTCACCGTCGAGATGCAATTACAAAGACAGGTTCGCTAACACGACATGCGATGACGTGTTTCGTCGGGAGGCTCTATCTCAATGAGGGTCCGGGAATGACGTTTCTTCTGACTGAGATCGAGGACATCGAAGGCACTACGTACGTTCGGGTCCGAGATCCGGCCGACAAAAGCCGTCTATTGGCGTTTTTTGCCTGCGTTCCGGGCGCGACGGGGCGGCTTGCGCTCCAGGAGATCGTCCGAATCCTTGGCGATGGCACGCCCGAGCTTGCTCCCCTTCTCGCGGAACCCGACCGGGGGCGTCGCTTGGTGCGGCCGGAGTAGTTTCCGGCCCAACTCGAGCCGAGCCCGGCGATAGAGCCCGAGCTCCGTATTCGCCGATCGGTGCACCTCGCGGACGAGCCGCTGCGCTTCGTCAACCGGCACACCGTCGAGCTCCACAAGCGCACCGATCACGTTGTCGCCCTGGCTCAGCGACAAGACGCCTGGCTTCGCTGCCCCGTTGTCGTCCGCGTCGGGGTCTGAAAGGAGCCACTCGACGCTCTTGTTGTAGCGCTTGGCGAGCTTCTCGAGGTTGCCACGGGTCCCGAATGGCTTCCCAGCCCGGGACTCCTTCAGCCAGAGGGCAATCGTGTAGGGAGAGAGATCGGCCTCGATGCCGAGCCGGCTCTTCGAGAGCCCCGTGTCCTTCAGGAGCTGTTCAATCCGGCGCGTGAAGGGTGTGTCAGCGGGCACGCATGTAGGTGAGCCGTTGTAGTCGCCTCGCGTCAAGACGATGGCCACTTGCAATACCGATTGGAGTCTGCAATACCGATTGCACCATGTCCACGTTGCCCGCCCGCCTCGCTGCCCTCCGGGATACCGCGGGCATCTCTGCGAACGAGCTCGGTCTGCTTGCCGGGCTCTCGCACTACACCGTTACCACCATCGAAACGGCCAAGAGTCCGAACCCTAACTTGGCCACCGTGGCGAAGCTCGCCGCGGTGCTCGGGGACACCGGGAACTGGATTCTGACCGGTGCCGGCAAGCCTCCTGGGGAGAAGGCGATAGCGGCGGCGGTGCAAACCGCCAGGACCAAGCGCGCCGAGCGGCTCGGCTCCGAGGCGGAGGGCTGAGCGGTGCTCTTCGTCGTCTTCCTCCTCGCCGCCATCTCCCTCGCCTGCACCGTCATCTGCCTGCGCGACGGCATCAACTCTGCCCGCCTGAAGCGCGGGCTTCACGTCGCCGCCGACATCCTCGCCGAGAACGCGGCCATCCGCGACCGCCTCGCGCAGCTGGAGATCGATTCGGAAGCGGACAGCGACATCCTCGTGGACCACTGCGCCCGCATCTCGGATCTCGAGGACGCGACTTTCGACGACGAGCCGGACGCGGCGTTCATAGGTCGGAGTAACTGAATGACCCCCGCCGAAGCCCTCATCCTCCTCTTCGCCGCCGGCATGGCCATCGCGTTCGTGGTCCGGTCCGCTCGCCGCTCCCAGACGCTCGACGACATCGAGTGCGAGTACGAGTCGCGGCGCTCGGAGGAGATGACGCCCGACGAGCTCGGGATGGTCGAGGTCAAGCCCGAGCCGAAGCCGCCGGGGGCTGCGTAGATGGAAGCGGTCAGCTACATCGGCCTCGGGCTGTCCACGGCGGCTCTGTGCCTCTCGGTCTTCGCGCTCGCGCGCCGCAACAACAACCTGATGCACATCGCGATGGTGCTGCTCGTCATCTCCTCGACGTTGGGCGAGCGTGTCGCGATGGGCCGAATGAATCGGCTCGTGGACGCCCTGGAGCGTTGCGCCAAGGCGCCGTCGCCCAGCTGCGACAGCGCAAAAGGAGCCCTGTTCTGATGTTCGACAGCAAGGATGACGACGTCGCCGAGATGCGCGCTCAGCTGGAGCGGATCGATCGTGGACCTGGGATTGCGAAGGCATCTCGGAACGCTCTCAAGAGCAAGAGCCACGCCGCGTTCTGCGCTGCGTTCATCGCCAGTGGACTGACGATCAGCGATCTGGCGAAGCGGCTCGGCATCACGCGCCAGTACGCGCACGACATGGTGCACGGCCGCCGCGACATTCCCGACTGGGTTATGCGTGGCCTTCCGCGTGAAAGCCGCAAGGCGCTCGCGCGCGGTTGGCTCGAGGCGATCGACAGCGAGCCGCCCTCTCGCGTGAGCTGGGGCTGAGAGGTGAGCACGATGCGAACGCTGAACTTCTGCCGCGCTGACAACGAAGCGGACAGCCGTGCTGACGACTACTCCGTGCGCAGTGACAGCGTAGTCTCGCTGAGCCCCGGCTCAGTGTCGAGCGTGCAGCCCAACACGCGACACGGCCATGCGTCGCGCAAAGGACGGACCCCGGAATACAAGACATGGCGAGGGATGATTCGCCGGTGCGAGGACCCACGCGACAAGAGCTTCGCGCGCTATGGCGGTCGCGGCATTCGTGTATCCAAGGAATGGTTCTCGTTTGAACGCTTCCTCGCTGACATGGGAGCGAAGCCAACTAGCGAGCACTCAATTGATCGCGTCGACGGCGCTCGTGGCTACGAACCGGGCAATTGTCGATGGGCGACCGTGACCGTCCAGACGCGCAACAGGCGCAACGTCCACCTGGTGGAGCTCGCCGGGGAGGTCATGACGATCGGTGAGTGGGCACGCCACTTCGGTGTATGTGCGTGGAGTCTTCGCAAGAGAATGCGCAACGGGCAATCCTTTGCCAAGGCGTTGACCGCTTTGCGTGGTGCGCCGAAACGGACGAGCCGGAAATGACCGCCCCCATCCAGCCCGGCGATCGTGTCGTGACCCCGTACGGGACTGGCAAGGTCGCCCTCGTCCCGCCGATGGGCTGCGTCTTCGTCGACACCGACAGCGGGGCGAAGCGCCTGTGTCTGCCGTGGGACGTTAAAGTCATCGACCGAGACACCCGGGGAGTCGTCGAGAAGAACATGGCGGTGTGGTGTATGCGCCAGACCGAGCGACGCCGCCGGCCTTCCACCACCGGCACGCTCCGGATCGGCTCGCGTGTGCTCACGCCGATCGGAACGGGGAACGTCGTCGACCACGGCTCCAGCATCGAGCTGGACATCACGCTCGTTCGCCTCGACTGCGACGCCCGAAACATGTGCACCGAGTTCCGGCGCGAGGAAGTGAAAGTGATGGCCGACCGATGACCCTCCACCCCGCCGAGCTCGCCCTCTATCTCATCGCCTCAGCCCTCTTCGGCGCCGCGGCGTTCTACTGCGCGCTCGTCATCCGGGAGAATGCGCGGCGGGAGAGGGAGCGGATGGCGCGAGCCGATGCCAGGGTCGCCAACATCGTCGACTTCCAGGACGCGCATGTGCGTCGGTGGGTCGAGCGGCGCGCGGCGACGAGGGGAGACGCGGCGTGAGCACGGCAACCGATTCAACGCAATACCTCACACCCGAACAGGCTGGGGATAAGCTGCAAGTGAAGCCAAAAACAGTGGTGGGCATGTGCGCCGCCGGGAAGCTCCCGGGTGCACGCAAGGTCGGGCGTCGCTGGCGCATTCCGACTGACGCGATTGTGCGTTACTTCGCCCCGGTCGATGCCGAACTACAAGGGGCCACGGCCGGGGACGCGCCGAGTCGTCATCTGGCACAAGGGCAAGCGCCGCTCGTGGCGGCTGACTGGGACGAAGGCGGACGGCGACCGGTTCGAAGCGCTGCAGCGTCTCAAGCTCGAGGCAAACGATCACCCGACCCGGAGCGCGCCAGGCTTCTCCTGGTTATGCGTCCAAAAGTATCGCCCGTTCGCGGAAGCTAACTTCGCGAGAACGACATGGCGAGCAAGGTCAAACATCCTGGTGAGTCTGCAGCTCTTCTTCAGGGAGAAGCGGCTGACGGACTTCACGTCGGCGGACACGGAAGCGTACAAGGCGCATCGCCGCGAAGAGTCGAAGCTCGGCGCGGTCTCGATGAACACGGAGCTGCGGGCGTTGCAGCGGGTGCTTCGCTGGGCGGAGAAGCAGGGCTACCCGGTGACGGTGCCACCGATCCAGTTTCTCAAGGAGCCACGCGGGCGGGTGCGTCTCTGGACTCCGGCGCAGGTCGACGCGATCATGCAGGTGGCGCGCGAGCGTTCACCGGAGGTGCTCCGGCTCATCGTGTTTCTGGTCAACACGGGATGCCGCAAGGGCGAGGCGCTGGCGGCAGAGTGGAGCTGGGTGGACTTCGCGTCGCGGCTCATCCGCATCCCGGCGAACGAAGCGTGGCGCCCGAAGAACGGGCGAGCTCGCGAGGTCCCGATGTCCGATGCGTGCCGCGAGATTCTGGCGATGCCTCGGCAGTCGGAGCAGTGGGTGTTCCCGAATCAGTACGGGGATCGCTGGGCGCTCTTCCCGGATGCGATCTTCAAGGAGATCCAGACCGAGGCGGGCGTCTCGGGCGGCGCGCACACGCTCCGGCATTGCTTCGCGTCGTTCTTCCTGCAGGCGAAACCGGACCTACCGCTCTTGGCCAGGATTCTCGGGCACTCGCACCAGCGGGTCACGGAGCTCTACGCGCACATGATGCCGGACCACTTGGCGACCGCGATCAACGTGGTGAACATCGGTCCGCCGGTGACGCCGACCGCTCCACGCGCCGTGCAACGCTCCTCGAAAAAGGCGCGAAAGGCCTAGCTGGAAGCGCTTCGCGATCACCTACATCTATCTATCCCGGCCCTCCCTGCGCGGAGAAACAGCTCCCGCTAACTCCCGCTAAGCCGGTCGATTCCCGCAAAATCCGACCCGACCGTGCCACGACCGTGCAACGCGGGACGGTGGCGCTGTGAGGCGCGTCAGCAAGACCGACCGCTGGGCCCGCGCGTGTTCGCGCTGCGGCAAGTGGTGCCCAAGCAGCTACTGCGCCGACTGCTACGCGAAGGACCATCCGGACAGCAGGATCCTTCGTCGGGACGCTCTAATCGCCGCAGGGCAGAAGAACTGTACTGACTGCCTGCGTGTTCTCCCGCTGACCGAATTCACACGGAACGGATCTGGCAAAATATCCAGCTGGTGCCGCGGGTGCCAGTCGCAACGCGACGAGCGCCGCGGTCGCGCCAAAGGGTTGATACAGCCTGTTGCCGAGCGAGAGGAGCTGGCTCGCCTAGGGCTGAAGCGATGCGCCGATTGCGGGGACAACAAGCCGATCGGTGTCTTTGGGCGTCGACCTGGCACCGGGGCCCCTAAGTCCTATTGTCCCTCATGCCGCACCCGCAGAAACAAAGAGCGCCGTCAGGCTGACCTGTCGAAGGCCCGCGCCTACGGGCGCTCGAAATATCACGAGCACAAGCAGAAGCATTCTCCGCCGCCGATAACGGATGAGCTGCGCGTCAAGCGCGCCGCGCGCTGGCGCACCCACATGGCGGTCGTCAGAGGCAAGCTCGTGCGCCCCGATGTCTGCTCATGCTGCGGCGGCAACGCGCATCGCATCGAGGCGCACCATGACGACTACGCGAAGGCGCTGGACGTGATTTGGCTGTGCGCCTCGTGTCACGAGACGGCGCACTCCAGGCACGACGCTGCGCAAGCCGCGCTCTCCTTCCCGCTCACCAAGAAGGTCAGTGAGTTCCTCGACTGGCCCCAGAAAGAGAAAGAGGACGTCGCTTGCTGACCGTCGCATCGATCCTAGTTGCCGCGCTGTCGCTGTCTTCGCCGCACGGCACCGGCGAATCCGCCGAGGACTACGTCGTGCGCCTCGACACCATCGCGCGCGCCATCGTCGCCGAATCGGACTCGACCGACGAAGCGTTGGCTGTCCTGGTGCTGTGGCACTCGGAGTCGAAGTTCGATCCGCTCATCCACGCTGGCGAACCGCACCCGCTCTGGCACCAAGACCACGGGCGAGCTCGTTGCGGACTTCAGGTTCATCGCTCGCGGCTCATCCCGGATTGGGATGCCATCACGGGCACGCACCTCGCCGCCACGCGCCGCTGCGTCGCGGCTGGCCTCCGTGTCCTTCGCCACGGGCTGACCGTCTGCGGGCGCGGCTACGTGGGGCGCGAGCGGATGGCCCGCGGGTTCCAGGCGTATGCGTCAGGCCACTGCGGGGCCCCGTCGGCTGAGTCGCTGAGGCGGAGTGCGGAG